ATGGCCTCGACCTCGCTGGTGGGCAAAACCACCTCCATCGCCCCGTCCCAGCTCAACCTGTTTCACAAGAATCCTCGCAAGGGCGACGTGAGCGCCATTGCGTCGAGCCTGCGGCGGCACACGCAGTACAAGCCGATCACCGCCAACATCGGTACCCACACCGGTCGCCCCAACGAGGTACTGGCAGGCAACCACACCCTGCTGGCGTTCCGCGACCTCGCCGAGGCGGAGCCGGGCGAGAAGGCCTGGCAGAAGATGCTGGTGCACTGGGTCGACGTGGACGATGACCTCGCCGAGCGCATCGTGGTCGCCGACAACCAGACCGGCCAGCTCGGCGGGTTCGACACTGCCGAGCTGCTGGGCCTGCTTGAGGGGTTCGGCGAGGACATCGAGGGTCTGGGCTTCACCGATGCAGACATCTCCGACCTCACCGCGCTCTACGAGGAGCAGAACCCGCTGACCGTGGTCGACCCGTTCAACGGCGACGACACGCCGGAGCGCAAGCCGTTCCTCGACCCCGAGACCGGGCTGATGAACGTCAAGGACATCACCACCAACGCCAGCGAGTACGCCGAGCAGACCGCCCGCATGGTCGTGATGAGCCTGCCGGTGCCGCAGTTCGTCTGGGCGCAAGAGCAGATGACCAAGCTGCGCGCCGAGCGCGGCGTGGAGACCAACAGCGATCTGCTGCTGAGCCTGCTGAGCGAGGTGACCGGCGAGACCCCGCCGGACGCCGATGCCGAGGTCACCGTGGCCGAGGTGCAGGCGGCGACCGACGCGGCGGTCAACGGCGAGGCCGACCCCGAGTGATCCACCTCGATCTGCCGAGAGTCTGCACCGCGACCGAGGCCACCACGGTCGTCGGCGACACGGTGCCGACCCGTGAGCCGTCACCGATCAAGCCTGGGACGGTCGTGCGCGACGCGACAACCGGTGAGCCGGTGCTGGGCTATCTCAAGCTGCGCGACGCCGGGCCACTGCGCCGGGCGGTGCTGAGCCTCGACTGCGGCTCAGGGACACAGCGCACCAACAACTACCGCAGCAAGAGCAAGACATTCGGGTTCGCGCCCCGGCGACCGGTGACCCGGCGCGAGGCCTGCACCATGACCACGACCGGGCGCGACCACCCCGAGATCGAGCGCACCCTTGAGACCTATGCCGACCAGTTTGCCGAAGGCCTTGGCGCCATCGACCCCGACCTGGTGAAACGAGGTCGAGACGAGTTAGCTGAGGTGTCGGTCGACTGGCGCATCGGCGAGTCCAAGCTGTGGACGTCGGGCGTGGTCAACGACACCGCGCAGCTGCCGTATCACCGCGACGGGTTCAACTTCCCGGTCTGGTCGGCCATGCCGGTGATGCGCCGGGGCACCCGAGGCGGGCACCTGCACCTGCCGGAGTATGACCTGGTGGTGCCGTGCGACGACAGCACGGTGGTGTTCTTTGAGGGGTACCGGCTGGTCCACGGCGTCACCCCTATCACGCGGGTGAAGCGCGGCGAGGGGTACCGCATCAGCGTGGTCTACTACGCGCTGCGCGGCATGAAGAACTGCTTTGACGCGGCGACCGAGGCCGCATATGGACGTGCTCGGCGCACCGAGCGTGAGGCAGAGATGGCCCGGCGCATCGCCGCCGGAGACCACACCATCCCCGGCAATAAGGCACGCACATGACCATCGTTGACGCTCCAAGCCTGCTGGCCGACTACGGCACCTGGCACCGCGCGCAGGTCTCGACCGGCGACATCGACCCCGCGTACCCGGTGCTGCGGCTGGTCGGCGACGCGCTCGGAGGCGGCGACGCGCTCGGCTGGCTGGTGCTGCGCCACGTCGCGTACTACCACCTCGGCTCCGCGCTGCGCTCGATGCAGGAGGCACCCGGCGCTGCACTGCCCGACCGGCTGCTCAAGCTGCGCACCGGCACCGAGCGTCGCGGCAATCGCGACGTGCGCGCGTTCCGGCGGCACTGGGACACCCTGCGGGCCGACGTCGAGGATCACGGCGGGCCGGTGCGGTGGCTGCGCCCCGAGGCGACCGGCGTGGCCGGTTGGGAGGAGTTGACGCAACGCATCCTCGCCGTCCACGGCAACGGGCGCTGGGCTGCCTACAAACTCTGCGAGATCAGCGCCAAGGTGATGGGCAACCCGATCACCGCGCCGGACGCCGGACACGCGCACTCGACCGGCCCGCGCAAAGGCCTGGCCCGGCTGTTCGGTGCGATCGAGGGCAACACCCCGTCGGTCATCGCGCTGCTCGACCGGCAGACCGCCGAGCTGGCGGCGTGGCTCGGTGAGCCGGACATCGCTCAGGTCGAGACCTCGCTGTGCGACTTCAACAGCGGGTGCTGCGGTCGGTACTACATCGGCAAGGACATTGACGAGCAGCAGGAGCACCTGCTGGCGGTGCCCAGTGACCTGACCGCCGTGGCGTTCTCGGCGCGGGCAGGCGCGTTCGCCTCTAAGTACCGGGGCGAGGTCGGCGGCTGGGTCGGCATCGACAAGGCGCGGTGCCGGGTGTACCGCGACAGCGGCAGGATCGTGACCCGATGACAACGGTCGTTGTCGGGGCGGGCATCGCCGGGTCGAGCTTCGCCACTGCACTGCGCGAGGCCGGACGGCAGACCGTCGTCGTGTCCGACCCCGACCACCCGCCCGACAGCCTGGCCGGAGCCGTGGTGCTGCGCCGGGCCTGGCACCACGGCGATGAGCGCAACCTGTTCGACCGCTCGATGCAGCTGTACGAGCAGCGCGGCGTCGAGGTCGCCCGAGGCGGGCTGGTGACGTCGTACCGTCGGCCCTTTGAGCCGGGTCGGCCCGACAAGGACTGGGCGCTGATCGACCCCGCTGAGCCGCTGGTGCGCGCCGACCTCGACCAGAGGGTCAGCCGTCACGTCGGTGCCGACTTCGGTGCAGAGCGGGTGATCTGGTGCCCCGGCGTCTACACCGCGCGTGTTTCCGGCATCACCTGGGGAGTGACCTGGGTCCACGATGATCCGGCTGTCCTCGCGCAAACCGAGGCACTTACCGTGCACGTCGTCGCCCCGTACAAAACCATCGTGGCCGGTGTCGTCGGCGGGCACGTGCGCCTCGGCTCATCGAGCGCCAAAACGCTCGACAAGGCCGCGCAACAGGCGGAGCACCTGCTGGCCCTGTTCAAGGAGGTCGGTCTGATCCGCTCGATACGTGGCTGGACCCCGCGCATCGGTCGGCGCTGCACCGCCAACGGCGGCGACCTCGGAGGCCTGCACCGCACCGGGTATGCGCTCGCGCCCGCCCTCGCCGAGCGTGCGGTGCGTGCCAGTATCCCGACGGGCGCGGTAAAGTCGCCGTCATGACGTATCGCATGATCTACCTGGTCGGTCAGCCAGGCTCCGGCAAGAGCACGCTGATGGCCGAGCTGACCCGCCCGTATGACCTGCTGGTGCGCGAGGAGACCGTGCCACATCTCGGGCTGATCGACCGCACGACCGGCGAGGTGATCGGTGCCGAGATCGGCAAGCGCCGTGACAGTTTCAGCGGCACCGACGCGCTGGCCTCGGCCATCATCGACAAGGCGGTGCCGTGGGTGTCGACCCGGCCCTATGAGATGCTGCTGGCCGAGGGCGCACGCCTGGCCAATGCGCGGTTCCTCGACGCCGCCATTGCCGCTGGCTACGACCTGACCGTGGCCCTGCTTGACCACGACCAGGCGGAGGAGTGGCGGCTGGCGCGGTCCCGCAAGCTCAAGCGCGTGCAGAATGAGTCGTGGGTGAAGGGTCGGCTGTCGGCCAGCCGCAACCTCGCCGACGCGATGAAGGGCAAGGCGCGCGTGCTGCGAGGTCACCCTGACCAGCTGCGCCAAGGCCTGCAGGAGATCATCGCCGATGGCTGATGACAAGCCGCCCGTTGTCCGTATGCCGGACGACGACGGCACCCCGACGCCGGACGTCTGGACCGGTGAGGGACTGTTCGACACCGCCAAGGCCGCTGAGCTTTACGAGGCGATGAAGCACTGGCCCGACGACCAGAAGCGGGCCATGCTCGCCTCGCTGCGGTCGGCGGAGACCCGTGCTGCGATCAAGGTCAAGTACGCCAACGCCGCCGAGATCGCCAGAGCCGTCACGCCCGGCTACAAGATCACCCCGGCGCTGAGCCTGATCGCCAGCCGCATCGAGACCTGCTTGAAGTGCCCCGAGCGCCACCTGCTGATCAACATGCCTCCGCAGGAGGGCAAGTCATCCCTGGCGGCGGTGTGGGCGGTGATCCGAGCGCTGCAGCTCAACCCCAACCGGCGCATCATCCTCGCCACCTATGCGCAGTCCCTCGCCGAGGACCACAGCCGGGCCATCCGCGCGCTGATCATGCAGCACGGCACCGACGTGCTCGACAATCTCACCGGTCTGCCGGTGCCCGACCGGCTGGGCCTGAAACTCAGCCCGTCGGCGCGCAAGGTCACCAGCTGGAAGGTCGAGGGCGGCAACGGCGGATTCACCGCTGTCGGCGTCGGCGGCTCGATCACGGGCCGGTCGGCTGACCTGTTCATCATTGATGACCCGTTCAAGAACATGATGGAGGCCGACAGCGCCGCGCACCGGGCCAAGATTCACGACTGGTTCTCCAACGTCGTGCTGACCCGTCTGTCGCCCGAGGCCTCGATCATCCTGATTCAGACCCGCTGGCACCCCGAGGACTTGGCGGGCAAGGTGCTCGCGGGCGAGGCAGAGCTGGACCGCCAGTACCGCACCTGGCACCACGTGAATATCCCGGCCATCTCCGAGGTCGGCATCACCGACAGCCTGAACCGCGAGCCGGGCATACCGATGGAGTCGGCCCGCGACGGCGTGACGGTCGACGGCGAGGTGGTCAAGCGCAACTTCCCCAAGACACGCCGCGACGTCGGTGAGCGCACCTGGTACGCGCTCTACCAGGGCAGCCCGCGCAACCCGGCGGGCGGTCTGTTCATGCGCAAGTGGTTCGAGCCTCGGCTTGAGGACGCACCGCCCAACCCGGTTGCAGCCATCGTCGGCATCGACCCCGCCGACTCCGGCGAGGGCGACGACACCGGCATCATCGGCGGATACCTCACCAGCGCTGGCAAGGTCGTGCTCGCTGAGGACTGGTCTGGCCAGTTCACGCCCGACGAATGGGCCAAACAGGCAGTGCAGCTGGCGCTCACGATGGGCGCGCGCGAGATCGCAATGGAGGCCTACGCAGCCGCCAACAGCTATCGCGACGCCATCCGTCGGGCGTATCGGGACATGCACCGTGCCGTGGTCGAGAAGCAGCACGGCGGAGCGATGCTGACCCCGTTGGAGCAACGGCTGCTGCCCGATATTCCGCCCTTCACGATTTACAAGTGGAGGGCGGGCGGCAAGGTCGACGCAGTGGGACGCTCCGCGCTGCTGCGGCAGGCCTTGGAGACCAAGCACTGCCAGACCGTCGAGTTCAACATGAGCGTGTTCGAGGAGCAGGCCTGCGACTGGCAGGCGGGTCAGCACCAGCCCGACCGGGTGAGTGCTGCGATCATCTGCCACGACCGTCTCGCCGCGCTCGGCAACGGCGGCATGAACATCACCGGGCCACCGACCGGCGGGCCACGCAAACCACCTCCGCCACCGGCCTGGCTGCAGCGCAAGATCGGCGGCTAGAGCAGCGCCTCATAGCAAATGAGGATCATGCCGGGGCTGAGGTAGTCGGTGAACCAGGCTTGATCGGCGGCACGTGCGGCGTCGAGGCCTCCGACGAACGCGACACGCAGATCAGGGATGACGTCGCCTGCACCCTTGTCCTCGGCGAACTCGCAGACGTAGCGCCAGATCGCCTCGCCCCACCACTGCGGGTCGGCCCGCACCTCGGCCAGCACCACGGGTATCTCGACACGGAACCGGCGGGCGCGCTGTATCGCGATGCGCACACCGCGATGACGTTTCATCGGCACGACGTCGCCCACATCAGTCTCCCAACCCGGCCAGGACTTCGAGCCGGTACTGCGTGACCGGCAGTATCGGCATCCCGTGCTGGTGGGCGACGACGGCGGCGACCGCCAGCGCGTCTGCCTCGTTGTCGTCGCTCACGTCAGCCTCGGGAAACAGCTTGATCATCGCGGCGAGCACCTGCTGTTTGTTGGCGTTGCCCTTGCCGGTCGCGAACTTCGCGCGGGCCGACGTCGCGACCACCTGCAGCGGCACGTCATGTTTCTCGCACAGCTCGATCACCCGACCGAATATCCACGGCAGCACCCACGCGCTCTCACCGCGAGCACCGAACGCTAGCGACTCCATGCCGACCGCATCGGGCCGGTCGTCGCCCGTGAAACACCCCTCGATCTGCTCGATGAGCGCGTTGACGCGCCGGGCCATCGCGCGCTTGCTCTTGTCCTTGGTCGGCTTCGGCGCGCCGACCTCGGCGACGACGGCGATGTAGGCCGCGAGCGGGTTGTCATCCTCGATCGGCTGGACGTCCACGCGGGCCAGACCAGTCGCGGTGAGCGAGGTGTCGATACCGAGGATTCGCATGGCGCGAGCTTACCCGCCTCCGTCGGGATAGTCGACGCTACACTGGCCCCATGACCCTGATTGTGCTCGTGGTGTACGTCCTCGCCGTCATGCGCCTGACCCGGCTGCTCAACGCTGACACCATCCTCGACCGCCCCCGCCTCGCGATCATCACCCGAGCGCGGGCCAGCCGGATGGACGCCAACGAGGCACGCGCGCTGGGCCAGGACGTGCGCGCGACGCTGTTGGAGCGCCGGGCGCGGCGGTGGGCGGCGGCGATGTACTGGGTGCAGTGCCCGTGGTGCGTCGGCATGTGGATCGCCCTGGCGACTGCGATTGCGCCAGTCCTGCTGCTGCATTGGCACTGGGCGGCGTTCCTGCCAGTCGCGCTGGCGACCTCGCATCTGGTCGGGGTGTGCGCTCGGTTCGCCGACACCGAGGAGATCGAGGTGCATGAGGATGATGCTGACTAGCACCGTCGCCGGATAACCTGACCCTTATGGCTGCATCGACCTTGCGCATCGTTCGCCGCCCCAAGGGCGCTCCGCGCCGGTCGCTCACGGCAGCGTCGCAGCCGATTGATGACCCGCAGAAGCAGCTCAAGGGGTCGATCACCGGAATGGTCAAGGCCTCGTGGCAAACCGAGGCCTGGGACATGCTCGACCTGGTGGGCGAGTTGCGGTACTACGTCGGCTGGCGCGCGTCGAGCTGCAGCCGTGTCCGGCTGGTCATCTCCGAGCTTGACGACGACGGCGTGCCGACCGGCGGCGTTGCTGAGGACAACCCCGACCAGCAGAAGTTGATCGAGGTTGCCCGCGCGATTGCTGGTGGGCGACTGGGCCAGTCGCAGCTGGTCAAGCGCCTGGTCGAGTGCTTGACGGTGCCGGGTGAGTCCTACATCGCCATCCTGCTGCGTGACGACGGCGAGCACTGGCTGGCCCTGACCCGCGAGGAGTGGAAAACCAAGCCTGGCGGCGGCATGGACATCGAGATGCCCGACGGCACGATGCACGAGTACGCCAAGGGCGTTGATCGGTTCTTCCGCGTGTGGAACCCCCGGCCTCGGCGCGCCAAGGAGGCCGACAGCCCGGTGCGGGCCTGCCTCGACCCGCTCCGCGAGATCGTGCGCACCACCAAGAAGATCAAGAACGCGAGCAAGTCCCGCCTCATCGGCAACGGTGTCGTGTTCCTGCCGCAGGAGATGAGCCTGCCCGCTGCGCAGGCTCCGATCGCTGCAGGCAAGCCGGGAGACCCCGCCCCGGTCTACACCGGCAGCCCGGCAGCCGAGCAGCTGAGCGACCTGCTCTACAACGTCGCCAAGGTCGCGGTGGACGACGAGGACAGCCAAGCAGCGTTCATCCCGATCTTTGCCACGGTGCCCGGAGAGCACCTGCAGAAGGTGAACCACCTCAAGTTCGGCAACGAGATCACCGAGGTGGAGATCAAGACGCGCAACGACGCCATTGCGCGGCTCGCAATGGGTCTCGACGTCTCGCCGGAGCGTCTGCTGGGTCTGGGCACCAACTCGAACCATTGGAGCGCCTGGCAGATCGGCGATGAAGATGTGCAGCTGCACATCAACCCGGTCATGGAGACCATCTGCCAGTTCATCAACGACCAGGTGCTCAAGCGCGTGTTCGAGGACATGGGACTGGACCCGAGCAAGTACGTGCTCTGGTACGACGCTTCACAGCTCACCATCGACCCCGACAAGTCGGATGAAGCGACCGAGGCGCACGACCGGGGCGCGATCACCTCGGAGGCCTACCGCAAGTACCTCGGTCTGGGCGATGAATCCGGCTACGACCTGACCACGCTCGACGGCTGGAAGCTGCTCGCGCAAGACGTCGTGGCCAAGAACCCCGAGCTGCTGCAGACGTGGCTGCCGCTGCTCGACGCCGTGGCTGACGTCGAGTTCCCGCAGCCCGTCGCCGCACTGCCACCCGGCGAGGAGCAACCGACCGAGGAGAACCCTGCCGGAGGTACAGAGGGCGAGGAACCGGGCACCGAGGAGAGCAGCGAGGAGGCCGCAATCACCGCTCGCGTTCACTCGTCGGCGGAGTACATCTTGGCCGAGCGACTGCTGGTGACCCGAGCGTTGGAGCTGGCGGGCAAGCGCCGGGTGCGCACCAACGATCACGACCAGCGGGCACGGCTGTCGAGCTACCCGGCTCACCGCTGGCATCGGATGCTGCCGCCGGTCGCCGAGCAGGACATTCCACGGCTCATCAACGGCTGGGACTCCGCGCTTGAAGATCAGGCCATCGCGCTGCTCGGGGTCGACACAGAGCAGTTGCGTGCTCACGTCCGCGCTGCGATCTATCGAGAACTGACCAGGCCTGTAGTCGACGCCGAGGTGGTGTGATGTTCCCCGAACCGGGCGAGGCAATCAACCGGACCATCGAGGCGGAGGCGGCACTGACCGACCTCTACGCCGAGGCTTTGAATCAGTGGGTGGTGTCGGCTGCCGGGTTCGTCTTGCCGACCCTGACTGCTGCAACTCTGCCGCCGGACCCTGATGCCGTCGTTGAAACGTCAGGCGAATGGGATCAGCTCTCAGAGGTGCTGATCCTATCGGGTCTCGTCGGGATATTTGCGCTTTCGATTTACGAGACCCTAAACGCCATTGATATACCCATTCCCTCGGCGAGTCTTGGCGCGTCGCGGGCGCGTGAATTGCCTGATCAGGTAGTCCAGTCGCTATTGCGGACCACCGAGGCGACCGTTGAGGAGATCGAGCGTTCGTGGGAGATCGTGCAGGGCGACGCGCACCTCAAGCAGGCCTGCGACGACTTCATCGAGACCCAACGTGAACTGGTCGCCGCGACGCCGAGCATCATGCGCGACAAGGTGGAGGCGGCGGTGCGCGGCGTGACCGCCGAACCCGAACCGGAGATCACAGCCGTGATCAATCGGCAGCGCGAGGCGGTGGCGGCAGTGCTGACACCCGGCAGTCCAGTCGTTCGCGACGTCGCCCGTAATCAGGGGTACCAGGCTGCGGGAGTGCAGAACGCAGCAGTGGTGAGCGCGGCGGCGTTGAGCGAGGATGCCGACGAACTCGACAAGGTGTGGATCGCCACGATTGACGGCAAGACCCGGCCCACCCACTTCGCCGCCGACGGCCAGCGCGCACCCTTGGCCGGTAGTTTCACCGTAGGCGGTACGCACCTTGCGTTTCCCGCCGACCCGACCGGCCCGGCGGCGGAGGTCAAGAATTGCCGTTGCAGGGTCGGCATCCTCGCCCACGATGAGGAGTTGCCCAGTGAGGTCGACCGGCACACTGAGCGTCTTGCCGGACGCGACGCGACAGCGCGCAATCGCGTCGGCTCGCAGTCTGACGAGATCGAGCGCCGAGCTGAGCGCGGCACTGTCCGCGCCCGCGACGACGATGATGGGATTGGCAGGACCGCTGCCGGTTCACCGAGTGAGGAGCAAGGCATGACCGTCGGCAAGTCCAACAAGTTCCAGCACGATGAGGTCGGCAGCGCGCCGAACACCACGCTCGCTGCAGCCGAGGATGATGGCGGCGAGGAGCAGAGCGAGACGTTCCGCACCTTCACCGACGCCGTGATTGCGCTGCTCGGCGTGTCGACCTCCGATGACCGGATGATCGCCACCGACGCCGAGCTGTCGTACCGGTCGTTCCCGCACCCGCTCATGTGGATGAAGCAGACCGGCTCCGGCTACGGCGGGCACACCGAGGCCTTCACCGTCGGCGCGATCGAGTCGGCCCGTGTCGAGGGCGACAAGGTGTTCGGCTCCGGCTACCTGCTCAACACGCCCGAGGCCGATGAGGCGGCGGGCGAACTCGCGCACAAGGTCACCGCGCCGAGCGTCGACCTGGCGCAGACCGAGTGGAAGCTGACCAACGAGGACGGCGACGAGATCACCGAGGAGGAATGGTGGGATTTGCCGATCGACGCCAAGGTGCTGCAGTGCATCACCGCAGCCGAGCTGATCGGCACGACGCTCGTGGCCAAGCCTGCCTTCGGCGATACCTCCATCACGCTCAACGCCGAGCGCGAGACCCGCGACATCGCCGTGGTCGCCAGCGCGGCTGAGGAGTTCCGCCCGCGCGTGTACCCGGCGGAGATGTTCGCCGCACCGGGCCTGACCGAGCCGACGCTGCCGACGATGGACCCCGAGACCGGGCGGTTCTACGGCCACCTCGCCTGCTTTGGCGCGTGCCACCGCTCGATTCAGTCCAAGTGCGTGATGGCTCCCAAGTCGCCGAGCGACTACGCGCACTTCCACACCTCGCCCGCCGTCCGGCTCGATGACGGGCGGTCGCTGCCGGTCGGTCGGCTGACCGTCGGCACCGGCCACGCGCCCGACCACGTGAACGGGCGCGTTGCTGCAGCGCACTACGACAACACCGGTGCCTGCTTTGCGCTGGTGCGGGTGTATGAGACCGAGGTGGGCATTGAGTTCTCCGGCGTCGCTCACCCGCAGGCCACACCCGAGCAGATCGAGATGGGCATCACCGCCCCGCTGTCGGGAGACTGGCGCGACTTCGGCCAGGGCCTCGAACTTGTGGCGGCACTGGCGGTCAACACGCCCGGCTTCGCTGCACGCGGTCGCGAGGACTCGATGGGCCGACCGGTCGCGCTGGTCGCGTCGCTCGGTCCCGCCCCGTCGACCTCGGCTCAGGGCCAGGCCGCGCTGACCGCCGAGAGCATCAGCCAGATCGTGGAGGCGGCGTTCGACCGGGCCACGGCCAAAGCCAAGCGCGCGGCGGAGGCCGATGGCCTGCTGGCTGCGGCGGCGTCCAAGGTGGGCGCACCTCCGCCGGAGCCGACCGAGGCCGATGAGGTCGAGGCACTGCTGGCCAGGGCACGCTGATGGGCTGCCGTTGCGGCGGCGGTGCAGGGTCGGGCGCGTCGACCTCCGACATCATCGGGTACCGCGCGTACCTGCCTGACGGGACAATCCTGCCGCCGGTCGATGAGCCGCCGTTCTTCCAGTACCGCGAGGCTCACACCGAGGTGCTTTTGGCTGGTGGCGGCACCACGCGCGCTATCCGTCGCGCGGGCGACGTCGCCGAGGATGCGCCCGCCTGACCCGAGCGTGCACGGTCGGCGTCTACGTTTCTCAGCAGAGAGTTCCTGATCTGAGCTATGTGCCGGGGCGCGCTCGCCGAAACAACGAGATCGACACCGAACCAAGGAGTTCGCAGTGACTATCCAGAAGCCGATCCCGCGCAATCGCGTGTTCAGCGTTGTCAACGTCGGCCAGTTCGCGGCACGCGCCGGGTTCACCATGCCCGAGACCCTGCCGGAGACTGCCGCCGAGCTTGAGACGCTGCTCACTGCAGCCCGCGCGGAGGTCAATGTCTACCAGGCGCAGCACGCCGCCGGTCGCGAGCTGTCGAGCGACGACATCGAGGCGATGCGTGGCCTGCTCTCCGAGGGCGGTCATCTCGACACCTTGGAGGCCGCGCTGGCTGCCGCTCAGGCTGCCGAGGCGGATCACTCTGCCGAGGTCGCTGGGCTGCTCAGCCGCGCTGCCGGTAACGGCGGTCAGGCTCCGGCTGCAGAGGGTGATTCCGATGCGCCGGATGCGCCGGAGGACAACGCGGACGACGGTGACGGGGGAGAGGGTGCGGACGCGCCCGAGGGCACCGAGGCGGAGCAGCGTGAGCCGGTTCTGGCTGGCGCACCGCCCGCGACCAATGGCGGCAATCGCCCGACGTTCACCCGCACCGGCAGCGACGTCATCCCCGGCCACGAGGCCTCGGAGCGCACGCCGGGCTGGAACATGCACCCCGGTGCTCCCGGCTACCAGGCGGGCATGGGCCAGGTCGGCTTTGCCGACATCGCCCGGTCGCTCGACCGCATCCGCCCCGGCAGCCGGTCGGCGATGCGCCCCAACCGGCCCAACAAGACGATGGACGGGATGGAGTTCGCCCGCCAGGTGGTCTCCACGCTCGACCGCGACGTGCAGGTGGTCGATGACCCGCACGCCTTGGTCGCCGCGATCAACGAGGCGACCAAGGCTGGCAACCTCGCCCGCCCGACGTTCGACAAGGAGACCGGCAGCCTGACTGCGGCGGGTGGCTGGTGCTCCCCGTCCGAGCAGCTGTACGACTTCTGCGACGTGCCCGACGCCACCGACCTGGTGAGCCTGCCGGAAATCACGATCAACCGGGGCGGCATCCGCTGGCCGGTCGAGCCTGATCTGTCGGGCATCTTCGAGGAGTTCGAGTGGTTCTTCACCGAACAGCAGTTGGAGGCCACCGACGTCGACGGCAACCCGACCGCGATCAAGACGTGCGTCGAGGTGCCCTGCACCGACGAGTTCGCTGAGATTCGTCTCAACGCGGTCGGCTGGTGCGTTGAGGCGGGCATCCTGCAGGTGCAGGGGTGGCCGGAGCTGGTCGAGTGGTTCATGCGCAACCTCACGCAGGAGCACCTGCGGGCGCTGAGCCGTCGCACCATCCTCGACATGGTGGCCGGGTCCGGCGCGGAGATCGTCATTCCGGCGACCTCCACGATGGGCGCGATGGCCTCGGTGCTCAACTCGCTGGCCCTGGTGGCGACCAACATTCGCCTCAAGCGCGGTCTGTCTCGTACCGCCACGATCGAGGGCGTGGCCCCGTCGTGGTTCCACGAGGTCATCCGCGCCGACATCGCCATGCGTGCGGGCGGCGTCGAGGTGTTCACCGTCACCGATGCTCAGATCGACGCGGCACTGCGGGCGCGCAACATCAGCCTGCAGTTCGTCGGCGACTGGCAGACCCGCGCGGCTGATCTGCCGGGCAACCTGGCGACCACCACGTGGCCGGACACCGTGAACGTGCTGCTGTACCCGGCGGGCACCTGGTTCCGCTCGATGAGCAACGTCATCGAGCTGGGCGTGATGTACCCCAAGGAGCAGCTGCAGGTGAACCGCTTCACCCGCATGTTCACCGAGGATGCCATTGCCGTCGGCAAGCGCTGCGGTGAGTCGGTCAACGTCAAGCTGACGCTCGACGTGTCCGGCGCGACCGGTGCGCTGCAGCGCCGGACCAACCTGGCTGCGTAAGGTCCAGCGGTAACAGCAGACTGAGGGCGGAATCCGTGAGCAACCCGAGGCCGCTCACGGCTTCCGCCCTCGCTGCATCCACACCTGGGAGGATTGACCCATGACCGCACCCGTGCTGCTGCCGCTGCAGTTCGAGCCTCCGCTGCAGAACCCGTCGCCGTACGGTCTGTTCGCCGCGACCGCGTGGCAGGTGCCCGCCGAGGTCGGCGACTCGACCGAGGGCGATGCCGTCCGGCACCTCAACGGCGTCGACTTCCGGCCCGTCGGCAACTACGGCGGTGAAGGTCAGTCCGGCATCTGGCCCAACGACAGCTGCGCGACCGGCACCGAGCCGACGCCGGGCCTGATCAAAGAGGGTCTGCGCGCTGCAGGCCTGCCGACGTTCGACCCGATCGTGGTGTGGGCCTACGACGAGTGCGACCTGACTGAGCCGTCGCGCGCCGAGGTGCGCGAGCGGGCTGCGCAGGTGCTCCGGCTTGAGGAGCAGGTCGACGTCGAGCGCGAGCTGGCTGCGAGGATGCTGGCCGACGCCGGGGTCATCTCGCAGACCGCCGTCACGCTGGCGCAGGCCATCGGGTACTTGGAGGCGCAGCTGGCGCTGACCAGCACGCTCGGCTTCATCCATATCGGCGCGCAGTGGGTCGCTCAGGACATGGACCTGTTCCTCAAGGCCGGTACCGCCTACAAGTCGCCGCTGGGACACACCTACGTGATCGGCGGCGGGTACGTCGATGGCCTCGAAAACTCCATCGTCGCCACGTCTCCGGTCTACGGGTGGCGCGATGAGCCGACCATCCGCGAGGCCATCGAGGAGCGCCACAACACGTTTGTGGCGGTCGCTGAGCGTACCGTCCTGGTCGGGTACGAACACCTGGTCGCTGCCGTCACCATCGACACCACGCCGTAAGAGGAGATCACCATGCCCGCTGGAATCATCGCGACCGTCGATGACGGCTACGCGACCGTTGACTTCGTGGACCCGACGCTGCGTGGCCCCGGCCTGCAGGCCGTGATCGACATCGCCGGACCCCACGCCATCGAGACCATCACCCGCAAGGGTCCACGCCGCCAGTACAAGATGCTGGTCGGCAACGCCGAGGCGGCAGGCCTCCTCGATGGGGATGAGTCGGGCCGACTGCGCACCGCCGGGCCGGACAGCGGCACGGCAGCCGCGCTGGTCGCCGCCGACCCCAACGTCAACGCCGGGGCCGACAACGCGGATTGGCACACCCCGTACGACGAGTACACCAGCGCCAACAAGTACGTCGGCGCGACCACGGTCACCGCTGCCCGCGCGGCGGCTGATCCTGCCTTCACCGGTACCGCAACCCCTCACGGCGGCACCAACGCTGGCGATACCCCGACTCACGCCGAGGTCATTGCCCACGTCAAGAAGGCTCACCCCGAGGGCGGTTTTGTCGGCTCGACGCCGGGTGGTGAGCCGATCTATCCCGACGGCGCACCGTCGCTGGAATGGACCCGCGCGCAGCTCGACGCTTATGCAGCGGCGATGACGCCGCCGATCGACACGACCGGCCTGGCCAACAAGCAGGCCGTGCTCGACGCCATCGCCGCCAATCAGTGAGGACAGGTGTAATGACCAGTAATGACCCTGCACCGGCAGGAGGCCTCCGAGGTCGACTGCAGCTGCTCATCCCCGCCTCGTGGCGTGAAGGCTGGTACCGCATCGCGTCCGGCGCGGTGATGTTCCTGCTTGCGTTCGGCATCCTCGACGCCAACGAGGCGGCGTTGTGGACCCAGTTCGGTCTCGGACTGGTGACCCTGATCTTCGCCCTGCTTTACGCCTACACACCCGCTCGGGTGGCTCTGTATGCGTTCCTCGGCGTCGGTGGGTCGGTGCTGCTCTATTACGGCATCGTCACAGACGTTCGCTGGGCCTTGATCACTGCCGCCGTCGCTCAGGCTTTCGGTATCGCTACCGCAGCCGCCAAGACGGTCACGGTCGATGGTTCCAGCGGCCAAGTGGTCTCTCGCCGGGCGTAAGTCCGGTGACGAACCCGTGGGACGGTCCAAGGCACCGCTCGTGGGCATCCAACACGATGCTCACGTTCATCCTGCTCTTGGTCTGCATCGCGGCCACCGTGACGACAGACATCATCGGTGAGCCGCCCGCGTACCTCGTGGGCCTGCTCGGCACCGCTGCCGGGGCGTTCTTCACTGCCATCGGCTCCGACAAGCAGAAGCGCGACGCTGACGTGCGCGACACAGCTGTGGAGGCCAAGAAAACCGCCGAGCGGGCGGAGACCAAGGCCGACACGCTGGGCGAGATCGCCGAGCGCGAGCACCCCGGTGAGCTGCCAGCACCGCCGTTCGAGGGCGGTGGTAACAGGTGACTTCCGTGCTTAGCCTCCTGTACTCGCTGCCGTTCGCCATCGGTCTGGTGGTGGGCGTCGCGGGCATGAAGGTCTACCAGCACGCTCAGTGCAAGATCGCCGACGCGCATCACCCGCTGCCCGGCGGGCGACGTCGGCACCCTGCACCGATCAGCCGGGTGTGGGTCGGTGGGTTCCTCACTGTCGCCGTGCTCGGCTACGTGTTGCTGCAGGTCGGACAGATCGAGTCGCGCTACAAGGGTCTCGCCGACAACGTGCAGCGCTGCCAAGTCGAGTTTCAACAGGCCTTGGTCGCCCGCTCCAAGATCACGACCGAGAACGACGCGCTCAGCCGGTCGCGGCAGGACTTGCTGCAGGAGTACGGGCGCGCGACGTCGCTGTGGCTCAGCCAGCTGGTCAATCTGCCCGAGGACATCGCTGAGCTGCCCTCGACCGACCCGCGCGTCATTGCGTGGGGCCAGGCCGTGACGCGGGTCTACTCCGAGCACGCACTGCGCATCAACACCAAGCTCAACGACATCGGCAAGCGCCAGGAACAGCTCGAACAGGACCGCCGTGACCACCCGCTACCGCAGGCGACATGTGGAGTGAGCTGATCACCGCCGTGGTGATCACGATGACGACACCGCCCGTGGGCGAGGCTCCGACGGTCATGCGGGCCGGGCCGACGCTCGGCAGCGTGGCAGAGGCACCCTACGTCTCGTGCCGAGACGGCTACGTGGCTCCGAGCTTGGACCAGTGCCCGACGATTCAGCGGCACACGACCGGGCCACCAATACCGCCCATCGGCGGTGGACCTCGCCGCCGGGGCGGTCTGCTGGGCCTCGGCGGCGTCGCGGGCATCCTGTGACTGCACGCCGATCGAATACGGTGGTACCAGCCTCGGAGACCGACCACGGCGCGTGCGCGCCAATGAACAAGAGGAGCAGGTCAGCATGACCACCTTCCCGCTCGTCAAGGGCACGCGGCTCCGCGCCACCAAGGTCGACAGCTGCGGCAAGCCGATCGCTGGTGCCCGCAATCGTCTCGTCACCTCCGGCTTCGTGACTCTGGGCCTGACCGCAGTGATGCGTGAGGCGCAGGACTTGACGCAGGACAACGCCGAGGGCAAGGAGTGCGTGAGCGACCGCACCGCGCCCGAGCGTCGCTGGTACACGCCTGCGCTCGAACTCTGCAACGTCAACCCCGGCCTGATCACTATGTTCACCGGCTGGGAGAACCTGCTGGACGCCAACGATGAGGTTGTCGGCTTCCGCGACCAGAAGGAGATCGAGAGCGACTACGGCATCGCCCTTGAGGTGTGGACCTCGGGCAAGTCGGAGGACGACTGCGGCGATATTCCGACGACCGACGCCGCGCTGCTCGACACCACCTCTGGCCGCAAGTACGGGTACTTCCTGTTCGCCGGTACCGAGTGGACGTTGGGCGACATCAACATCGGCGCGACCGTCGCGACGCTGACCCTGACGGGCCGGACCATCGCGATGCCGAACTGGGCGCGTGGCCCGTACAACGTGCAGGCCGACGACACCGGGGCGGCGGTGCGCCTGCTCACCCCGACGTCCAAGAAGGAACACCTCACAGTGTTCCGTACCCCGATCGCTCCGCCGGAGCCGACCGAGGGCAGCCAGCCGGTCGCGCTGGCCACGTCGACCATCTTCACCGCGCCGGATTACTACTACGGTGGCCCGGCTGCAGAGCCTGCCGCCGACGTCGCGCCCGACCAGCCTGCGGCGTAAGCTCGGCTGATCAGCGAAGCGGCAAACCGCCCCGGTCAATGACCGGGGCGGTTCGTCGTCTTGCGGTTAGGCGGCTGCGGCGACCGCCTCGTTGACGAGATCGTAGGTGATGCCGCCCGCCATGTACCCGCGAGTGATCTGGCCGGGCAGGTAGCCAGCGGCGTCGAGGCGGGCAGCGGTGCTCAGCGCGTGCTCGACGGTGGAGACCACCTCGGCGGCGAGCAGGAAACGGGCGATGCGAACCTCAGCGGTCGAGGAGCCGGTGTGGGCGACAGCCTCGCGGATGCGGCGGTCAAGCTCGGCGGCGGCGAAGGTGTTAGCGGTGTGGGCCATGTCGGTCTCCTCGGTTGGTAGGCGGTCGGTCCCGCCTGATAGCAGAAACGTTACCCTCCTAAGTCGGGTAAGTCTATAGCCAATTATGTGCGGCAATTCCCGGTGAGGGCACTGCACTGGGATAGCCTGAGCGCGTGACCTTTGAGTGGCCGATCGAGCGGAGCCTGCTACCTCCGCTGCCGGAGCCGGGCGACCCACCGAGCGCGGAGTACGTCACCGCCCTCGCGGAGCGCAACGCGGCGGAGGCCTTGGCCATCGAGGTGCTGTGGGCACTGAGTGGTCGGCAGTTCGGCCTGCAGACCGTCACCGTCCGGCCCTGCCGCCAGCGGGCACCGTGGGAGTCGCGTGACTACACCGACTACGGCGTCACAAGCTACCTGCTGAGCTGGGAGGGCGACCGCTGGCTGACGTGGCCCTGCGGCTGCGGTGGCCCGTGCCGCGAGTCCGGCCCGAACATGGTGCACCTGCCCGGCCCGGTCGCCGAGGTCGAGACGGTCGAGATCAACGGTGCAGTGATCGACGCGGCGCAGTGGGCCATCGAGGGCAACGTGCTCTACCGGCGCACCGCCCCGTGGCCGACACAGGACTTGAACCGCCCGCTCGGCGACACCAACACGTGGGGTGTCACCTACAAGCGCGGACTGCCCGCCCCCGACGGCGTGGCGTACCTGACCGGCCTGCTGGCCAAGGAGTTCCTTGCCGCCATCGCGGGCAGCGGCAACTGCCGACTGCCGCGCACCGTCACCACGGCCAGCCGCCAAGGCGTGACCTACCGGGTGTATGACCCGGCGGTGATCTATGCCAACGGCAAGACGGGCCTGGCCGAGGTCGACATGTGGCTGGCGGCGACCAACCCGCATCACCTCCTCGCCGCCCCGACGGTGCGCTGATGGCCGACCCTGCAGCTCACGTCGTCGCCACCGTTATGCAGGCGGTGAGCGAGGTGTTCACCGCGCCGGACGCTGACCCCGCCCCGGTGCGGTTCTTTGCCGGTGATGGTCCCGCCCTCGCCGCCTGGGACAGCCACGCCAGCCAGAGCTGTGACGTGCCGTTCCTGTGGGTGCTCGCGCAGCGCCGGTACCGGTCGCAGACGTTCCCGGCTCCGACCATCGACACCTCCGCCTGCGGGCTGACTCGGGTGATCAGCCTGCAGGTCGGCGTGGGCCGGTGCGTGGACGTCTCCGAGGTGCCGAGCTGGGAGACCTACCTTGCCGAGGCGACACGCTCACTGGGCGATTCGTACCGCATCGAGCAAGCACTGTGCCGCGCTGCCAAAGTGCTGATCGCCGACGGCGCGGAGGTCGGCACCGACACCCTGCTGCCGTATGGTCCAGAGGGCGGCGTGGTCGCGTGGACCGGCGTCATTTACGTGAGTCTGTAGAGGAGTGAACGTGGCCACCATCACGATCGAGGGAAGCATCAGCCCGGCTGGCGGTCTCGCGCGCGGTGAGCGCCGGACGGTGCAGGACACGCCCGAGGTGCGCGAGTACGTGCGCAAGGGGTTCGCCTTCATCGTGGATGAGCGCACCGACACCGAGCGTGAGGCCGATGAGCAGGCGGAGATCGCCCGCGACGCGCTCGGCGTACCGGCCCGCAACGCCAGTCGCGACGACTGGGCGGAGTTCCTGGCGGCGCACCCCGGCGGGTTCGTCACCGAGGGCAAGAACCGCGATCAGCTCATCGCCGAGTGGGATGCCTACTCGCCGACCGTCGCTGACGAGTAATGGCGCGGGTCACCGCCCGCATCGAGATCAACGAGGCCGGGCTGGAACAGCAGTCCGGCGTGATCCTCCGGCGCAAGCACCGCTCACTCACCCGCCAGATCGCCACCGAGGGCAGGGCGCGAGTGCCCGTGCTCACCGGCAACCTCGGTCGCTCGATCGGCGAGCTGCCGCAGCGGTACCGCCCGTTTCACGTTGACGGCGGTGTCGAGGCGACCGCCGACTACGCAGCGCCCGTGCATGAAGGGTCCAGGCCTCACCGCATCGTGGCCCGGCGCGCCGAGGCGCTGCACTTCTGGTGGCACGGTCGTGAGATGTTCCGTAAGTCGGTTTGGCACCCCGGCACCCGGTCTCGCCCGTTCCTGCGCAACGCGGGTGAAGCCGTCATCGCTCGTGACCCGCACATCGACCGGGTGTAGCCCGACGTCGGTGGTATGGTCGCCACCGTAGGCCTCGGACCCCTTGGGAGACTCATGACCACGTTCAACGCTGACGGCAGCCGGGAGAAGGCGCACAGCCTGCCGGAGCCGGAGCCTGACCCCTCGATTCAGCTCGAACCGCCGGTCGACTGCGACATCGTGACCGACGACGGCGAGACGACCGACACCGCCAGCGTGATTGCCGATCTGGCGACCGATGAGGCGGATGATCCGCGCAAGCCGGTCGACGGCGAGGTGATCGACGCCGAACCGGTCAGCACCGCTGTCGCTCTGGTGCCCAAGCTCGACGTCTCGACCATCGAGAAGTGGGATCACGACTGGCTGCAGTTCAAGGGCGACAAGCTCGGCATCCGTGTGCCGACCCGCCAGGCGCTCGCGGCATTCAGCCTCGCCAGCGGCAAGTACGTCGACATCGGCGTCAAGAATGACCTCACCGGCCTGTTCATCGCCCGGCACCTGTCGCCGGAGTCCTATGGCCGGGTGTTCTCCCGGCTGATGGACCCCGATGAGGTGGATTACACCGTCGACACCGTGGGCGAGTTGTTCAACGCGATCGTGACCGCCTCGCTGCAGCCGGAGCCGGGCACCGACAAGCAGGGGTAATTGCCCACCTCTGCGATAGCCTGACCGGGTGACCTCTGCCGGAAACATCAAGCTCGGCGTCGAGATTGATGCCGATGACTTGAGCGCCAAGCTCGGCGAGGCAGTGCGTCGGGCCATCGCCCCGGCGCTAGCGGAGATTCAGCGCGAACTCAACAAGGTCCAGCGCGAGTACGACCAAACCGGACGTGCCGCCGAGAAGTCGAGCGCAGCGCAGACCGCCGGGGCCAAGACGGTCGCCGAGGCGGTCGAGAAGGTCGGCGAGCAGCAGACCAAGACGGCAGCCAAGACCAAGGCGGCGGGCGAGGTCACCACCCGCCAGATCAACGCCATTACCCGCGCGCTGGTCAAGCAGACGGCGGCGTGGGAGGCGAACACCGCAGCCCGGCTGGGCAACGCCGCTGCACCCGTCGGCGGTGGACCGCCCCGAGGCGGAGGCGGCGGTGGACCGCCCCGTGGAGGCCGTGGCGGGTTCGGTGACCTGTTCACCGGCCAGGGCGGCGGCTCTCGGTTCCTCACCTCGCCGGTAGGCCTCAACCTCGGCGCACTGGGCATTGGCTCTCTGCCAGCCGCGACGACTGCCGTGATGCAGGTTGTGGGCGCGGTGCAGCAGCTTGGTCAGGCTGGCCTCGCGCTGCCGGGAATCTATGCCGCTGCGGCGGCGTCGGTCGGTACCGCCGTGATCGGCTTCAAGGGCATCGGCGATGCCGTGAAGGCGCTCAACGAGGCTGCGAAGTCCGGTGACCCCAAGGACTTGGAGAAGGCCACCGAGGCGATGAAGGACTTGGACCCGGCGGCAGTCGCCGTGGCCAAGACGGTCTCGGGCCTGGTGCGCGGTCCACTGCTCGATCTGCAGAAGGCGACCGCCGGGCGGATGCTCAAGGGGTTCGACTCCGAGCTGCAGACCCTCGCCGACCGCGCGCTGCCTCGGGTCGGCGACGGCATCGGCAAGATCGCCGACAGCTGGAACGGCACGCTCAAGTCTCTGACCGGCAGCCTCGGCTCCGATCGCAACCTGGGCCTGATGGACCGGATTCTGGGCAACACGGCCAACGGCCAGAGCCGGATGAACAAGGCCATCGACCCGCTGGTGCACGCCATCGCGACGCTCACCGCAGGCGGCACCGACGTGCTGCCACGCCTGGCCGACGGTCTCGCCGCCGGAGCCGAGCGGTTCGACAAGTGGATCACCAAGATTGACTCCGACGGTCGGCTCAACAAGTGGATCAACGACGGCGTGACCGGCCTGCACCAGCTCGCGGAGTCGGGCCTGAACATCGTCAAGATCATCACCGACATCACCAAGGCCTCCGGCGGCGACCAGGGCGGATTCCTCAAGTGGCTGTCGGACTCCACGACAAAGCTGCGGGCGCTGACGAGTTCGGTGTCCGGCCAGAACGCGATGCGCGAGTTCTTCCGCGAGGGCAAAGAGCAGGGTGAGCAGTGGTTGCCCATCCTCAAGAACCTCGGCTCCATCTTGGTCGAGGTGTTCGAGGCCTCCAAGACGTGGAGCGGCATTTTGCTGCCGTTCCTGCGGGTGGCGACCGATCTGCTCACCTCGATGCCGGTCCTGCTGCAGGCGGTGCTGGTCGGGTTCCTCGCGTGGAAAACCATCGGCGTGTTCAAGCCGATCTTGTCCGGCCTCGACTCGATCAGCGTGGGCATCGACAAGGTGGCAGCCAAGGCGGGCAAGGGCGGCAAGCTCGGCGGCGTCCGCAACGCCATTGGCGCGCTGGGGTCGACGCGCGGCATGACGGGTCTGGGGCTGCTCGCGGGCGGCTCCATCACGCAGATCACCTCCGACAAGAACGACGTCGCCAGCCAGCTGCTCGGCGCGGCGTCGACCATCGGCGGTGGAGCTTTGACCGGCGCGGCCATCGGGTCGGTCATCCCCGGCATCGGCACCGCGATCGGTGCAGGTGCGGGTGCGGCGGTCGGCACGGCCATCGCCGGTATCAACTACCTCCTCGCCGACAACAAGGCGGCTCAGGAGGCTGCAGCGGCGGCGACCGAGAAGCTGGCGGCAGCCAATGAGCGCAGCCACCAGGCGATGGAGTTGAACGCTCAGGCCATCAAGAGCGTCAACGATGCGCTGGCGGAGTCCGGCGGCAAGATCGACGCCGCCACGCTGGCCGGGGTCGGCGAGCAGATCAGCAATATCCCTGACCGGCTGTCCGGCGCGTACGACGAAAACACGCTCAAGGGCATCGCCTCGGCGCTCGGCGACGTCGGGATGACGACCGAGCAGATGGCGCAGACCATCACCGGCAGCCAGGGCCAATTCGATGCCCTGACTGCGCGACTGAACCAGATGGGTCCGGCGGGCCAGATCGCCGCAGCGCAACTGGCCTCGATCCGTGACGCCACGCTCGGTGCGGCGGGCAACGCGGCGACGGCTGCGCCACTGCTGCAACAGCTCTCCGATATGTTCGGCGGCATCGCTCAGGCCGGGGTCGGCGTGCAGAACGCTTTCGCCGCCGTGCCCAAGGACGTGCCGATCAACCTGTCGATGCCCGGCGGGCAAGCCGTGTTCGACATCTTGAAGCAGATCGGCGCGCAGATCGACGTCAACCGCGACGGCGAGATTCACCTGTCGGCACCGCTGGCTCCGTCGGTGCTCGAACAGCTGCGGGCGCTCGGCGTGCAGATCACGCAGAACCGCGACGGCACGATCAACGTGCAGATCAACGAGCAGCAGTACCTCGACACGCTCAACAAGCTCGGCACGCTCGGTGACGCCTACAAGCAGTTGTTCGCGGGCACCCCGGCGCTGCCCAACGTGCCGGTCGCCCCACCCAGCGTCAACAACCAGGCGGCGAACCCGTTCCTGCTACCTCCGCCCCGGCCCGGCGGAGCCGACGGTATGGTCATCCCCGGCTACGCGCCCAAGCACGACGTCGTGAACGCGGTGCTCGCACCCGGTGAGGGCGTGCTGATCCCCGAGGCCGTGCGCGGCATCGGTGGCCCGGCTGGGGTTTACGCGCTCAACAGCCGGTTCCGCCGAGGCCTGAGCACGCGGTACTACGCCGACGGCGGCGTGGAGCCGCATCTGGGTACCGGCGCATTGCCTGGCCCGGTTGACGACAGCTCGGTGATCGGCGTGTTGCTGCAGATCAGGGACTTGCTCGCTGGCAAGGGCGGTGCAGCGGCCAACCCGCTGGCGGCGACTGCCTCCAACACCGCCACGGCAGCCAAGGCGGCGACCACGGCGACCGGAGGCGGCAAGCTCGGGCCGTTCGGCACCCCGCTCAAGCAGCGCGGTGATCCGGCCTACGAGATGGCGGCGGCAGCTATCTCGGCGCTCGGCGGTGATCCTGAGAAGTGGATCGGCACCGACCCGACGCTGCAGGCGGCGACCGCGAGCGTGCTGCCGGGCGGTGTCGTCGGCTCGATGGACTACACCAAGTACGCAGCGGCACTGCAGGCCTTCGCCAAGTCGGGCAACCTCGCCGACGTGCAGGGCATCGGCCTCAACGCCAATGACCCGGTGATCACCGCGCTCACCTCCGCCCGCAACAAGAAGAAGGGCGGGCTGAGCGACGACGAGATTGCGGGCCTGGTCGGCTCGACGCTCGGGCCGACCCCGTACGCGGGCACGCTGACCGAGCAGAACAGCTCATTGGTCAAGTCGCTGCAGCGGTACCGCGAGACCCTGATGAAGCAGGCCGGTATCGACCCCAACACGGGTCTGGTGCGCGGGTCGGCGAGCACTGCCGGGTCGACCGGCGTGCCGCTCACCGCGCTGCCCGCCGGGGCAATGGACCCGATCAGCGCGTACGCGCAGCGATTCTCCGGCGGCAAGTACGAGTGGGGCGGTTCCGACCTCGCAGCAGGCCTGTCGGATTGCTCCGGCGCGGTCTCCGATCTGGTCGAGATCATCACCAAGGGCCAGGCGACGTCGGCCCGGTTGTTCAGCACCGCTGACGCCGGGTCGGTCCTGTCGAGCCTGGGCGCGGTGTCCGGCGCGGTGCCGGGCGCGCTGCAGATCGGGTGGAGCGCCGAGCACATGCGCGCGACGCTGCCCAACGGCGTGAATTTCGAGTCTGGTGGCGGCACTGGACAGGGCGCGACGTACGGAGGCAACGCCAAGGGCGCGGCGGGAATGCCGAACATCATGAGTCTGCCGATCAACGGCGTGCCGCTCGGCGCTGGCTACACCGCCTCGATGGGGTCGGGCGGGCTGCCAGGTGCCGCCACAGGAGGCGCAACGCCGGTCTACGTCACCAACTGGCCGGGGCAGGGTCAAGGTGGCCTGGCGGGGCTGCTGGGCGGCAAAGCGCTCGGTGCCGGTATCGGTGCGGCGGGCGGCGTCGCGGGGCAGGTCTCTGGCGACGTGCTCGGCGCGATCGGCTCACTGGGCCAGGAGCCGTGGAACAAAGAGGGCGCGAGCTATGCCGCGCTCAACACTCTCGTCAAAGAGGGCAACCCGCTCGCGCTGGCCAAGGCGCTCGGGATGGACGTGCAGGACTTCACCCGCGAGGGTGGTGCCGCTGGTGATCTGACGACGCAGGGCGGGTCGGGGTACGACGCCAGCGGTCGGTTGTTCAGCGACACTGCCGGACTGATCGACCGCACGTTCACCTCGCTCAACGCGCAGCTGCAGGCGATGCGTGACCAGATGGTCGACGTCATCGAGCAGACCAACCAGAAGTTGCAGGAGTCGGCCCTTGAGCCGATCGTGAAGTCGGGCGTGCAGTCCGCGCTCGAATCGCTCAAGGACTCTGTGAGCAACGCGATCGGCACCGCGATGGGCAACGCGGCGGCTCCACCGATCGCCGACGCGGTGAGCAGCGCGGTGGCCTCACTGCCGGTCGACAGCTCGGGTGCCGGGTCGACGGGCACCGACATGGCGGGCGCGGTGACCGGCGCGGCGGGCAACCTGTTCGCGTCCGGCGGTCCCGTCTACGGCGGCGTGCCCGGCAAGGACTCCGTACCGGCGCTGCTCATGCCCAACGAGCACGTGTTCACCTCCGCCGAGGTCGCCCGCATGGGAGGCCACGCGGCGGTCGAGCGGTTCCGGTCGGCGCTGATGACCGGCGGCGTGCGCCACTTCGCCACGGGCGGTGGCGTCATCGGCAACGACACCGTGGGTGCCGAGTTCTTTGGCGTCTCTGAGGTTCCGATCGTCTCGACCATCGTCAACCTGCTGGTGCGCGTGCTGCTCAAGGTGATCGGCGTCGAGATCGAGGTGCGCGACACGCTCAACGAGATGACCGACGACTTCCGTGGGTTCCGTGGCGATGCGTTCAAGGCGTTCGACGCGCAGGGCCGGTTGCTCAACGACACCTCGGGCCTGATCGAGCGGTCGAGCACGTCGGAGGAGACCGCAGCCGCCGAGCGCATCCGCATCCTCAAGATCGTCATTCAGGCCATCATCAAGTACCTGATCGAGAAGGTCATCGTGCCGATCGCCAAGGCGGTCGCCAACTCCGCGATTCAGGCCGGAGCGAGCGCGGCGGGTGCAGCGGTCAACACGCAGGCACCCGGTGCGGGCGGCATCGTGTCGAGCCTGATCAGCTCGGCGGGGCAGGCCGGTGTCGACATCGCCGCCGAGGTCGGCACCGACTTTGCCCTGGCCATCAGTGAGACCCTGATCGACGTCGTGGCTCAAGGCCTGCAATCGACGTTCCCCGACCTCATGACCGGCATCTTCTCGGGCGGGGCGCTGGCCTCGATCTTTGACCCGATCAGCGGCATTCTCGGGTCCATCCTCGGCATCTTCACTGGCCTGCTCGGCGGTGGCGCGCTCGGCGGGGCGGCGACCATGATCCCCGGCGACAGCCTGTTCCCGTTCGACAACGGCGGGATGGCCAAGGGCGTTGGCTATCTGCCCAAGGCCACGATGGACGACGAGCTGGTGCTGTCGCCGGTCGAGACCGACCTGTTCGGGCGGTTTGTGTCCGCACTCGAACGCGGCGGGTTCGGCTCCGGCGGCAACAAGACGGTCCATGCTCCAATTACAGTGATCGGTGGGCGGGAAACTGCCGAGCAGGTAGAGAACCGCCTGCTCAAGATGCTGAGCTAGGAGACCCCGGCGTGACGTTTCGCGGCTACTTCGCCCTCAACGGGGTCGAGATTGCCAACAGCAGTCGAGTCGCCGCGCACCTCGGTGTCGAGGCTCCGACGTCCGACGTCGGCATGTTCGAGGATGCCGGTGACTGCAGCCTTGAGCCGATCGAGCCGGGCCGGTTGCTGTCGGTCGTCGCCCCGAGCCAATCCCCCATCGGCCCTGGCCGATTGCTCTACACCCCGCCGGACGGCACGCGCCTGTACGGGCCGGGCCTGGGCGTGGTCGGTGAGTGCTGGTCGAGCCAGAACATGTGCTTTGGCTGCCGCCTTGAGATCGGCTACGACGACACATGGCCGCAGCTGCAGAGCTTCGTCAGTGACGGCATCTATCGCCCCGAGCTGGCCCCGTGGTACTCCACGCGCGCACCGGAGTCCGGCGAGTTCGGTGGCATCTGGGTCATGGACGTGAAGGGTCTCGGGCCGACGCCGGTCAGCCGACCGATGACCGAGATGGCCGGGCCGGGCGGCGTACCCGGCCCGCACCGCGACACCAGCCGCGCTGTCACATTCGACGCGCTGCTCATCGCCTGCACCTCCGCCGGTCTGCAGTACGGCCTGCAGTGGCTCGCGTGTCGGCTGCGCGAGACCGTCGACCGCGACGACTCGACGCTGCGGTACCTCGCCGCGCACCCCGGCCACAGCTCAGCCGACCCGGCCAGCCTGGTGCGCGAGGTCCACGGTGTCGTACTGACCAAGGAACCGCAGATCACGGCGGCGTTCGCGGGCGGCAGCCGGACCAACCAGCAGGCCACCGTCTACCGGGTGACCTGGGAGATGGGCGTGAGCCAGCCGTACGCCTACCTGCCGCAGATCAACCTCGACGTGGCGTGGGATGAGGTGGTGACGCAGCCGATCAAGTGGGTTCACGGCGCGGACTGCGAGCAGCCCGCCGACTGCGCCGCCATGCCCATCCTGTTCTCCGACACCTGCACCATCGAGACCATCGACGTGATCACCTCGCCCCCGCCCAACTGCGGCGGGTGCCTGCCGGTCGGTCTCCTCGACCGCCACGTGTTCAACGTGCCGGTGTTCAGCGCCCCGTACCGGTGCCGCGAGACAGCGGCGAGCGTGACCGTGCGCAACGTCGGCGAGCACCAACTGACCCTGCAGGGCCACTGGCGGCTGAGCGAGACCAACGAGGCCTGCGACGGCGAGCAATTCCCCATTCAGGTCGCAGGCCTGCCACCCGGCGGTGAACTGCACCTCGACGCGATCAGCGGGCGCTACTGGGCGGTGTACGGCGGTCGCAAGCATCGCCCGTGGGGCATCGTGGGCACCCCGAGCGGTGCGCCGTGGCAACCACCGATCATCGACCGCGCGCAGGCTTGGGAGTTCGTCGTCACCGCGCCCGGCGATGCCGAGTTCGAGGTGGAGATGAGCCTGGCCGACCGGGAGGCCTGATCATGGCCGACGTGCAGCACCGGGTCATCACCGACAACCAGATCGTTGCCCTGCAGACCAAGGGCGGGGCGACACTCTACGAGTTCCGCGCCAGCGACCAGGAGACATTCAACTGGTCGCGCGAGTCGGCCAACGTCTCGACGTTCGACCTCACCGCCCCACCGATCGGAGACCCCGACCGGGTGCCCGCGATTCAGCCGTGGCTGCACTGGGTGACCGTGTGGGACGGCGACCGCGACGCGCTGCTGTGGAAGGGTCCGGTGTTCAAGTCGGTCGCCAACAAGCGCGGCGTCCAGATCAGCGCCCGCGATACGAACGTCTATTTGAGCCGGACGCGCACGCCGATCACCAAGCGGTGGGATGCAGCAGACCCCGCGTGGATCGCTGGCGAGCTTTGGCGTCCGATGGCCGAACGGCAGGGTCTGGACCTCAACCCGATCATCCTCACCGACCCCGAGGGCGACCGGTATGACTTCCACTGCACCGCCGACGAACAGATGCTCGACCAGACCGTCAAGGAACTGGTCAACATGGGGCTGACCTACACGTGCGTGTCCGGCGCGCCGATCCTTGGCCCGGCTCCGCGCAACGCCATCGCGATGCTCGGTGAGTCCGACTTCATCGGCGACGGCATCAGCATCATCCGCGACGGCTCGCAGGTGTTCAACGACGTGCTCGTGCGGGTGCCGGGCGATGAGGTGCGCGATCGTGTCCCGTTGGCCGGGGCCAACCTTGAGACCATCGTCAACCTCGACAACATCAGCGACGTCTCCAACGTCGCCCGCGCAGCGCGCCAATACCTCCGGCAGACCTCGCAGGTGCGGGCCGACCTCGACCTGCCGAGCGGCACCGTGCTGCACCCCAGCGCGCCGGTCTCGATTGACGAGTTGATCCCGAGCACCCGGTATTGGATCACCGCTCAGGGCGTGCAGCAGGAGATGAGCCTTGAGTCGGTCACCGTGGACCGGGCGGCGGGTTCGGCTACCGTCAAGGTCACTATGACGCAGGTAGTGGACGTGCCCGAGCTGACCGACACCGAGGGCACCAACCGGACCCTCGGCGGGCAACTGTTGCCGGGGCAGACCTCATGAGCGTCATCGCGCCGGGCCGGGCACCGCGCACCGACTCCGAGTGGTCGGTTGAGGTCAACGATCGCCTGCGGGCGCTGGAAAACCCGCGCACCGTGCGGGTCGGCCCGTGGACACTCTCGACCGACCCGATCAGCGGAGCGCTGCGGGCGATGCGCCCCGGCCAGACGGTGCTCATCGACGGCGAGGGCGCAACCGAGATCGCCCCGGCCCGAGTGGACCTGTCGGGCCTGGTCACGACCGAGCAACTGAACACTGCACTCGACGGCATCGACGGCGGCGGCAATGTCGACCTCGAATCAGTCTGGTCGGCGCTCTACACGCAGCTCACCGGCATCCTCAACCCGACCAATGCCCTGACCGCGCTGGCGAACTTCTTCAAGCTCGAACTCGGCGCGCCGATCACCTCCAACCGGCTGCCGCTCATCCCGCTGGGCCATATCCGGCCCGTCAACCCCAACCTGCTCGTTGACGGGTCGTTCGATGACGAGGCCTCGCTGCTCGGGTTCCCTGACTGGGACTATGACGAGGCCGACGGGCGCGACCGGCCCGGCTGCGCGTACACGATGGCCGACGGGTTCACGCACGTCATCCACTCCAACGCCATCGAGGTCGAGGCTGACGACCGGCTCGACTTTGAGGCTTACGCCAAGTGGATCGGCTTGACCGTGAGCGCGGCGACGCCGATCAAGCTGGCGGTGTCGAGCTATCGGGCCGACAACGTGCTGATCAACGGCGCACCCGCCGTAGTGGCCTCGGCGGGCGCGGCGGGCGACTCCGCCGGTTGGGTCCGGCTGCACGTCGAGGAGTGGGCACCGCCGGAGGATGCGGCCTACATCGTGGTCGAGCTGACGGTGGAGGCGGGCGCGACCGGCGGCGGCGGGGTCAAGTTCGATGACGCGGCGGCTCGCAAAACCGGCACGCTCCCACAGTCATACGTCTCGGGCCTGGTCGCCGCGATCAGCGGGCTGTGGAACGGTATTCAGGCGCGAATTGATGACTTCGCTGACCTGCTCGACGCGATCGGCGGGTTCGTGGTCGGCTCCGGCGACGGCCAGCTGACCGACATCGTGACCCGGCTGCAGGCGCTCAATCCTCTGACCGGCGTGTTCGATGCCTCCAAGCTCGGCAATATCGCCAATATCCCGATGATCGCCAAGGAGAAGATCACCGGCCTGGTCGACGCGCTTGAGGAGGGCGGGCAGGCGCTCCGCGACGCGATCGTGTCCGCGCTCACCGGGTCGGTGCCGCCGGGCGGAGCGACCAACGACAACGTGATCGCAGCGCTGCTGGCCATCCCGGCGTCGGCGGTCCAGTCGGCCATCGACGGCGCGAGCAACATTGACGACGCGATCCAACAGGCCATCGACTCTGTGATTTCGGGTGCGGGCAACCTCGTGGGCAGCGGGTTCGGGTTCGCCGACATGATCAATCAGCTGGCGGGCCTGCGCAACGCGACCGCCGGAGCCAACGCGGCGGTGACCAACCTGCAGGCTCAGGTGGCCGGTCTCGACCCGGCGGCGGCGAGCGAGGTGGTCAATTTCGGCGAGTTCGTTGACGCCGCTGCGCCTCCGTCCAACTTCACCAAGGTCAACGACATCGGGGCGGGCAGCCTGATCACCTCCGGCGGGCAGTTGGTCTGGTCGGGGTCGAGCGCCGGACGCGAGTTCTACCTGTTCAACGGCGGGCCACTGCAGACCGATCTGTTCGAGGTGACGTTCGTGCTCCCGCAGGTGCCCTCGCACGGCTGGTTCGGCGCGGACGGGGCCAACTACGTCTACCTGATCGGGCGGTCGGACAACACCGGCTCCAACATGGTGCTGCTCCGCCTCGCGTGGGATGAGGCGAGGTTCTACAGCTACAACGCGGGCGTGTTCACACAAATGGGTCCGACGCTGGGCCAGAGCGACATTTTGACCGGCGGCTGCGCAGTGAGTTTCAAAGGCGGCACGGTCGCGGAGCCGCGCTATTTCGAGGCACGCATTAACGGCACAAAGGTGCTCAGCACGACAGACTCCGCACCGGTCTCGCTTTATGGACCGTCGATGCGGTATTGCGGCCTCGGCGTCGAGAAGGGCAGCAATTACGACACCGGCAAGATCAGCACGTGGTCGATGTTCGACGGCGGGTCCAGCGCCGGGTCCGGCGTTGTCGCTGGCTACACCGCTGCAGGCCTGACCAACCTCAACATCTGGAAGGGCACGGCGTCGCAGTACAACGCCATTGTCTCTAAGAACGCCAATACCATTTACGTGGTGAAGGATTAGCGGTGCCGATTTACGTTGGCGACGGCAGCGGGAATGGCGTGCCGATTGACGCTATTCTCGGCACCAGCGTCTCTGACGATTACGACAAGGTGTATATCGGCAGCGACCTCGTGTGGCCTCCAATCACGTTTCCCTACACCGTCGTCAACGCCAACGTCACGGGTGCAGCTATCCCGCCCGGCGCGACCGGCGTGTGGGTCCACCTCTGGGGCCGGGGTGTCAACGGCGGCAACGGCGGTCACGACGACAGCACGCAGTCGTCGGGCCACGCTGCAGGCGGCACTGGCGGCGGCGGCGGCGGGCACGTCCACCAGATATTCCTCTACGTCGAGGACTTGGGGCCGGACTGGTCGCTGCTCTACAGCGCAGCGGCGGGCGGTCTCTGCCGATTCACCTCCGGCGGGGTCACCCTCACCGCCAACTCCGGCTCCGGCACCAACGGCGGCACCGCCTCGATCGCCGGGGTGACCGCTGACTACTACTCGCCGCGAGCGTCCAACGGCGGCAACCGGGGCCAGAACTCCGACGGCGGCGGTGCAGGCGGAGCCGACGGCGGCGACTCCGACTGGACCGGCGACAACGCGCCGAACACCTCGCCGCCCGGCACGCGCGGCGTCGGCACCAACGGCGGCACCAACGGCGGTACCGGCGGCACCGCGTACGGCGAGGGCAACGCGCACCACTACGCCTCCGGCGGCGGTGGCGGCGGTGGCGGCGGGTACACCGCCGGGCAGAACGGCACCGCAGGCACGCAGAACACTGGCGGCTCCGGCGGTGCGGGCGGTGTCTCGCGCGCTGAGGTGATCTGGGTCAACACCGTGGTGCCCAAGGACAAGACGTGGGAGTACGCGCCCGGCGCGTGGTCGTGGACCTGCCCGGCCTGGGCGCAGACCGGCTGGGCTGTCGACATCATCGAGTTCGCGGGCGGCAAGGCCGGTGCGAACGGCGGCTCGACCTCGGCGGGCAACGGCGGTCTCGCCGGGGCGACCAACTCGCAGACGCTCATAGTCGGCACTGACATCAACGTCGGCGGCGTCCTGTCAGGCAACGTCGGTGCAGGCGGAGCGTCCAACGGGGCCAACGGCGGCAACACCACCTGCACACAGCTCGGTCACAACGTGCTCGGTGCGACCGGCAACACGGGCGCTCAGGACGGCGCGAGCGCTGCCAACGTCACGATCGGCGGCAAGACGTACGGCGGTGGCGCTGGCGGCACCTCGGGCACGTCATCGAGCGCCGGGCAGGACGGTGGTACCCCTGGCGGCGGCGGCGAGGGCGGTGGTTCGCTGTTCTTTGTGGGTCTCGCAGGCGGCAAGGGCGGCGATGGCCGGGTGTACGTCCGGCTGAGGCAGGTCTGATGGCTGGCTGGTTCCAGGCTCCGCCGGGCCTGGCGGGCGTGCAGATTCCCGGCTGGTCTCAGGACTCGCCGACGCCGGGCACCCCGACCCCGGCGATTGGCTGGTGGGCGGTGCTCGGCATCGACGGGGCGCTGAGCGTGCATCAGGTCTCGCACGTCGAGCTGGCTACGCTGTCCGGCCTCGGTGTCGTGCTCGACGTCGCGATGACGCGCAGCGTGGCCCTGCAGAAGCTCGCCAAGATCGCCGTGGCGCAGACGCTCAACGTCGTGAGCACGGTGCAGCTCGGCACGCTCGGCGGTCTCGACGTCGCGCAGCAGATCACGCTGGCTCGCGCGATTGCCCTGGCCCGCATCGCTCCGCTCGACGCCGCGCTCAATGTGGTGACCACCTCGACCGTCGAGATTGCGCACACCAAAGCCTTTGCCCTGGCCACGACATTCACCGCCGGGCGGGTGGTCGACCTGACCAAGATCGGCACGCTCGACGTCTCCCGCGAGATCACCGTGGGCCGATCGACCGAGCTGATTGCGATGCGGTGGTTCGACCTCGCCCGCGAGGTGGTCTGGTCCAATCCTCTGGCGCTGCAGAAGATCGCCCGCCTCGACCTCATGCAGACCGTCACTGTCAATCGGGCGCTCGACCTGATGCGCGTCACGGACATGCCGCTGACGGCAACAACCCTCAACCTCAACTCGACAGTGAGCCTCGACAAGGTGCGCACGATCGACGCGACACTGGCGCTGGCAGTCTCGGGCGCAGCCAGTCTCGATCGTGTTGGGCCGCTGGGCGTGTCGTCTCAGTGGAGCCTGGCGGCGACGACCGGCCTGACCAAGGTGGCGATGCTCGGCGTGAGCGCTGCACTGGCGCTGCTGTCGACGTCGGCGCTGGCCAAGCGGTTCGATGAGGCCTACACCGCTGCTGTGAGTCTCGCCGCCGGGGCCACGATGGCGTTCCCGCCGACGGGCCTGCCGGTGCAGGCCGATCGCACGACGACCGGCGCATACACCTACGTGTTCCCACGCAACTGCGAGATCATCGACCGCATCGTGCTCGGCGGCGGAGGCGGCGGCAAAGGTCTCGGCATCTGCTGCACGTGGGGCAACGGCGGAGCGGCGGGCGGATATGCCAGCGACACGATCACGCGCGGGCCGGGCGGCATCGCGTACTCGGTCACGCAGTGCTCCGGCACGATCGGGACCGGCGGCAGCGCCGGGTCATCCTCCGGTGGCAACGGCGGCAACGGGACCGCGACGACCAGCGTTTGCACGGGCGCGGCGACACTGACGGGCGCAGCCGGAGCCGGGGCGACGTCGGCTGCCCTCGACTACACCGGCAAGTCGCCCGGCGACCGGACCCAAGGTGCGTTGACGATGACCGGCGGCGGCGAGGTCAACAACAGCCAGGCCGGAGCCGCCCCCGGCGGAGGCGGAGGTGGCGGCATCTCGACGTTCGCCGCTGGCGGCGCGGGCGCGCGGGGTCAGGCCTCGTACATGGCTCGCCAGTAGGATCACCCCCAGATGAGAGGATCGACACCGTGACCGTAGGCATCACCGCGTACCTCGCGAACAAGCTGCTCGACCATGTGTGCCGAAACGTCGCGTACACACCTCCGGCCACGGTCTACGCCAAGGCACATCTCGGCGACCCCGGCGCGACCGGAGCGAACAACGCCAGCGCTCAGACCACCCGTCTTGCCCTCTCGTTTGCCGCAGCGGCGTCCGGCAGCATCTCGGCCAATACAACCCCTGAATGGACGCTCAACGCGACCGAGAACATCAGCCACGTGTCGTTCTGGGATGCCGCTGGCCCGGCGGGCGGTAACTGCCTGTGGACCGCAGCGGCCTCGGTGACCAAGGGCGGCGTCAACGGCGACATCATCCGCATCGCGACCGATACGCTGTCATTCAGCCCGATCGCTGCATAGGAGACCCGATGAGCACCCCGACCCCGCAGGGCAACGAGTACGAGTGGGCTGTGATCTGGCAGGTGGCGACGTTGCCCGACGACGGCACCGTGCCCGACCCGCCCGATCGCCCGGCCCGGCCCGACTTGCCGCTGCCGACGTATGACCCTCAGACCGGCAACCCCATCCCGCCCGAGCTGACCCCGGTGCAGCAACAGCTGCAGGATCAGTACGTGGCCGATCTGCAGGCCTACGAGGCGGCGGTGGCTGCGCGCGAGGCGGTCATTGACGACGTGCTCGCCGACCCGGCCAACTGGCAGACCGCGCTGACGGTCCTGCCCGGCGGCGAGGCCGATGCTCGCGCTGCGCTCAAGACGCTGGTCGAGGCCAATGCGGGCAACAAGTACGCCAAGCAGTTTGAGCTGGCCACGTCACCGGCCCGCATCTGGACCGCGACCGCTTAAGCTGGGCGCGTGACCTCGCCGACCGTCTGCGTAGCAGAGCACCTGCTAGTCGATGACGACGGCGTGCTGAGCCTCGCCCCGTGGTCGGTCCCGCGCAACGTGCTCGATGAGATCGCCCGCAGCGGTGCCGACACGACCAAGCTGCTCAAGACCGACAGCGTGGAAAACGCACTGCTGCTGGTGAACTGGTCCGGCAGCTGGCTCAACGACACGCCCGTGGACCACATGGTGCGAGTGCAGGTCACGCGCCGGTTCCGGCGGTGGATCACCTCGAACCCGAACGCGGTGCAGTTCCGTGACCGCTGGTCGAGCGCAATCGACACCGACCCCGAGGTGCCCGTGGTCTCGGGCATCTTCAACAGCCAGGCCGGGTCGGCGGGCGACATCGGCACCAACACCGTCGCGGAGCCGAACCCCGGCAAGTTCTGGCACTGGTGGGGCACCAACACCTCCGATGAGTGGCTGGGGCCGATCGAGCCAGGCCAGCGGTTCAACCTCGCCTACCGGGCCTACGTGTGGACACCGCCCCCGTGGTCCAACAACGCCAACAAGAACGCGCCGAGCCACGAGGCGGAGACCGGATACGCCCGCATCGCGGTCCACGCCATGCCGGAGCCGAGCAAGCGGGTGATCGGGTGAGCAGCCTCAAGCTCTGCACCTCGGAGTACATGCTGAGCAACGTCAACGGCATCGGCGTCCGGCGGTCCTGGCTGCCGCGCGTGCTCTCCGAGCAGTTCCTTGAGTCGAGCAAGGACGGCGAGATCAAGCTGGCACCCGACCCGGTGACCATGATCGACGGCGACATCACCTGGCACAACGACGACGCAGGCGACCAGATCGTGTTTGTGCTGGTGCACCGCGCACCGCGCTCGATCATCGCTCAGTCGCCCTCGACGGTCGTGATCCACGATGCGTGGACCAAGCGCGTCGGCAAGGCTCCGAGCGCCGACTACCCGAGCGTTGCCCAAGACACGTTCGGCGGTCGGCTGCAGATCGACCGCGCCGAGGTCGCACCCGACGACATCAAGTTCGGGCGGTATTTTCTCGACGGCGACGACTCGCAGGTGTGGGTGCCGGTAGGCCTGGTGCCGCAGGGCCAAGGCTTCCACTTCCGCTACATCGCCAGTGTCCAGACGCCGGGCACGTGGGTCGCGCCCGGCACCAACTCCGACGTCACGCCGCGCTGGGAGGCCTATGCGCGGTGGACCCGCCTCGTGGCGCTCGGATGGCCAGTGGGGTCGCAATGACAGCACCGATCAACCCCGACCACTTTGAGATCAGGCCGGACGGCTCAATTGCTCCGCAGCCGTGGATGCAGTGGCGGCACGTCGCCACGATCGAGGCGGCGAGCAAGACGGGTAGTTACGCCGTCGTCGGCGGCATCAACAAGAATGATCTGCTGCACAAGCTGCAGCTGCCGTGGCAGAACAACAGCCCGGTGCCGCAGCACTGCTACGGCCTGATCACGCGCGGCGGCTGCCGGGTCTCGCTGCAGGCGCGGTCGGTCGGCTACCTGCAGGTGACCTCGGGATTCAAGCTCAACGCGCCCGGCGACGCCGGAGCGTTGGAGGTCGCCAGCAGGTTCGGCTGCGGTGCAGACATGGGGCGCGGCGGCACGCTCGCGGTCGGCACCGAGTTCGGCATTATCGAGGAACGCATGAACAGCGTGACGTTCCCGCTCGCGCCGGAGCGGGCCGGGTGGCCGGTGATCGCGCCGGGCGACCTGATCACCGCGCGCGTCGAGGTGCGGTTCATCTCGCAGCAGTGGGAGACCACCAGCATCGACGGCGGCACCTCGGGCAGCGATTCCAGCTACACCAGCGGCGGCACACGCCTTGATCTGTTCGCGGTGCCGGTAATCTGAGGCCTATGCCTCGGAGATTGACCAATGGGCTTTGAGCCGCCCGCCGGGTACCTCGACTGCGAGGCCGACGGCGAGGCGGCACCGCCCAACACCGGCCCGTTCCACGAGATCGAGGTGGCCGACGTCGGTGTGATTCACGCCCGGCGACCGCTGCCCAATGCCATCCCCGCCCTGAGTGCAGCGGCCAACCCCAAGGTCACCGACGTCTCGCGCCTGGGCCACCTCAACCTGTTCGTGCAGAACCACCTGGCCGAGGGCGAGTTCGAGCACCTGCTGATGCGGATGATGGACCCCGACCAGGACTTGCCGCCGGACACGATGCTGCGGGTGTCCCGCGCGATTGCAACGGCGGGTACCGCCCGCCCTACCTAGCCGTCATCAACCTCGCGTTGATGGCGGCTCACAACTGGCGGGTGCTTCGCACTCGACTCCACGACAAGGGCATCGCCGACCCGATGGCGATGCCCTCGATGCACGCGGTGCTCGACGTGATCGAGCAGATGGGCCTTGAGTCTGCAGTTCACGGGGCCACCAAGGAGGTCGAGGCCAAGGCCAAGATCAGCGCGTTCTACAACCGGCTGTATGCGCCGGACCCGACCGCGCGAGTGATCAATGGCGACGGCTGGCAGCCGCAGCCCGCCGGGTTCGAGGAGGCCGAAATTGAGGCATCGTTCGATGCGTTCATGTCCGCTGTCAACGCCAGCGGCGGCTAACCCGTTATCCTGCCCATATGACCATCGCCAACGTCATGATGGACACCTCGCAGCCGCCGGGGTCCAAGCTCGATGACGAGATGATCGCTGAGATCGAGGAGTTGGCACCGGGTATCCCGCCGGACGGCACGATCACCGAGGCCAAGCTACACAACCAGGCAGTGTCCAAGGACAAACTCAAGCCGGGTGCTGTGGACTCCACCATCATCGCCGAGGGCGGCATCAAGGCGGTCAACTACGAGGGCAAGAGCGTGGGCGCGGCTGCGCTCGCTGATCACTCGGTCGGCGTGCTGCAGGCCGGTACCGGTGTCTGCACCGCCTATGACGCGGCGGGCAACCCGGTCGAGTCCAAGCGTGTCTACCTCACCGCTGCGCAGTATGCGCTGATCGAGACCCCTGACCCCAACACCGACTACTACATCAGCTGATGCCGCCTGTCGTGCGCCGGGGCGCGGAGCCGCCCATCACCTCGATCATGCGAGGCACCACGCCCATCAAAGAGATCAGGCGCGGCACCGAGCTGCGCTGGTCGCGGTCGGTGATCCACGACGGGTTCGACCTTGAGGGCATCTTGGAGCGGTGGATCAACGAGCTGCGCAGCGGCGACCTCGGCGCGCTGTGCCTCGACATCACCGGCACCCTGGTCGACGGTCTCGGCAACGCCATCGGCACGACTGTCGACTACGTGGAGGGCGGCGTCAACGGGCTGGGCAAGCTGGTCAACAACGCGGGCACCTCGTTGGTCGATGCTTACTGCGGAGCCTGGGGCGGGTCGGTCGCGCCGGACGGGCTGATTGGCCTGGTCAACGGCATCCCGATCTTTGGCCCCATCCTCGGCGACTGGCTCAGCGGCGAGTTCGACATTGAGTCCATCATCGGCCAGATTCCGGTCGTCTCCGAGATCGGGCGACTGATCGGCCTGTTCCCCGACGTCGAGGGCAACCTGCTCGACCCGCTCAACTACGTCGTCAACGCTGCAGGCGAGGTCATCGGCGTGCTGTCCTGCGGCGAGTTCAAGCCGACCGGCGGCGTGTTCGAGGGCGTGTGCTTTGTGATCGGCAGCGTCGGCAACGCGGCGAGGATGCTGGTGCCCGACGGACTGATGAGCCTCAACAAGCAGGTCAGCCGTGTGCGTCACGAGACCGTGCTGCCCGGCGATGACGGCTTCATCGAGACCCGCATTGCCGAGCTGGGAGACCCCGGCTACGTGACGCAGCTGTTCCGCCGGTACGCCAACGACGGCTCCGGCGCTCGCGGAGTCGGGCTGGACTTCCGCAACTCACAGGTCTCGATCGTGCGCCGGGTGGCCTCGGCTGACGTGCTGGTCGCGCCGAACCTGACCAGCTTCGGGCCTGCAGACCAGTTCCGCCTCGACCAGGCCGGGAACGTCCACACCCTGTTCAAGAACGGCGAGACCGACCCGCTGTGGAGCTGGAACGATGCGACCGGCACGGCGGCGTCCGGCGCGACCAACCGCAGCGTGGCGATGATGATGCAGTCAGCGAAGGAACTGAGCGGGTCTCGCCTGTTCAGTCCCTCGCTCGACTACGTTGACGCGGCTTAGGAGGCGCGCCGTTCGCGGCTCTCCCGCCAACGCTCGCGCACGATCCGCTCGGCGGTGACGGGCGGGCCAGCCGACGGCGGCTGAGGTGCAGAGCGGGCACGCAGGGCGGCGAGGTACATCTGGTCTCGATAGATCGCCAGCCCGATCATGCACCCGCCGACGACGGCAATCACCCACGCCTGCGGCGAGGTCGAGATGACCCCGGCCAGCAGGGTGAGGATGCCCGTGAACAGCAGCCGGATATTCACCGAGGCCTCCGTTGCGGGTGCTGTGGCGGCATCGAGACGATGACGCGGCGGTCGGGGTGCTTCAACAGCTCGACCAGGACTGCCCACTGCCACGGCTTCATCCCTGGTGCCTCGATCCATGCCAGCCTCGACCGGGGCGCTCGGCGTGCCAAGCGTCGATGGTCTCCGGCTTCCACCCCTTGTGAGTGCCGACCTCGACGTCATGCGGGGGCAGCTCGGCGAGGCTGACACTGCGGCGCGACTTCACGCCGATGCGTCGGGCGACCTCGGCGTGGCTGAGGTAACGGGGCACCTTACGCGCGGGCATCAGCTGGCCTCCTTCTCGACTTCCCCGACAAAGGTAAGCACAACTTTGGTGCTGGGGGTAGACGCAGCGCCGATCACGTGTGCGCGATAGGCCACATTGCGCTCCCACTCCCAGCGCATGTCGCGCTGCACCTCGACGTTCACCTCACCGCCGTGGGTCGCGGCGTACTCCAACACCGAGTCAACGGCGATGTCGAACTGGTCGACCAGCTCATGCACTTTGTCCATGAAGCCTGCCGGGCACAGGTTGTCGCCCTTCTCGATGCGCTGGTAATCGCGCCGGTCAAACGCCAGCCGGGTGGCCATGCCGCGCTGGCTCAGCCCCATGTACGCGCGGTGAGCTGCAATCTCGCCGCCGAGGCCGGGGGTGCGGGTCTCGGGATTCATCGGTTATCTCCTCTGTGTTGACGGGTCGGCTCCGGCCCGCCAGGGTGGCAGGGCCGGAGCCTCTGTACTCGCGATGCCGGGTGTCACCACCCGTGCTTTTTGCGGCAGTCCGGCCCGATGCCGTATGCCCGGCTCTCGTCGTTGGTGAGCCGGGTGCTGCAGACGCCGCACCGGCCAATCTCGCGCCCGTAGCGGGCGGAGGCCTGCGCGGCTCCGGCGGCTGCGATCTTGGCGATGATGCCGAGACCCTGCTTCTGGCTGAGACGCTGCTCGTCGCCGCCGACCTCCAACTTGACGAACACCCGGCCAGCCCACTTGCCCTCGGTGGGACGGTCGACCTTGTAGAAGGCCAGCGAGTTGATCGCGCCGTCGGTGGTCTCGATGGCGTAGCGACCGGCGGGCACGATGGTCGCGTAGACGTCGTGGCCGACGACCGGCGCTGCAGCGGCGACCGAGGGCGCGTTCTCCTTGAGCCAGGCCTGCGCCTTGTCGATCTGCACGCTGGCATCGGCCTTGGTGAGCGTCGCGAACCAGGTGTCCAGGGTGTCCTCGGCGGCACCCATGTCCATGCCCTTGATCTGGGCCTTCTTGAGCATCAGGTCGCGGAGGTAACCGCGCTGGCCCTCGGTCATCGCCGGGGCGAAGCTGGCTCCGGCGGGTGCGAAGTCGACGGTGGCGGCGGGGCGGGTGTTCGCGAAGGTCGGGGTACCCATGATCTTGACTCCATCTCCGGCGGGTCGGTCCCGCCTACACCCGAAACGCTACCCGCCTTAGTCGGGAAAGTCTAGGGGTCCGCACTATGGCCGGATACGCTGTGGCTACAACCACCAGAGGAGACCCCGAGTGACTGAGCGAGTGCTGCCGTTCGACCGCAAGATCATCCGTCAGGAGACCGGTTACTGGTGCGGCCCGGCCTCGACTCAGGTGGCCCTGAGCGCTCGCGGCAAGTATGTCGATGAGGCCACGCTGGCGCGCGAGTGCAAGACGACCGTCAACGGCACCGACAACGTGGGCCAGATCGAACGGGTGCTCGACGTCCGACTGCCCGAGGGCAAGTACACCTCGATGTACCCCGGCGGCACCACGATCGGCACCCCGGCGAGGCCTGCAGCGGAGCGCAAGACACGGTTCTGGTGGGACATCGTGCGCTCGATCGACAACGGGTTCGCCGTCATCCTCAACTGGGTCGTGCCTCCGGCCCGCAAGCCGATCAAGGCGGTGAAGGGCAGCACCAACCCGAGCTACGGCAGCGGGACCACCTACCACTACGTGACCGCCGTCGGCTGGTCCGATGAGGGCAACGGCGGTCGCCCGGCGGTGCTGATCGCCGACAGCGGGTTCTCGCCCAACGTCTACTGGGTCGACCTCGACACCGCGTTCGCCCTGATCCACACCGACCTGTGGAAGGGGTATGCGTTCGCCGACCTGCCACTGATTGCTCCGCCTCCGCCCGGCGTCGAGGTGCCGCCGGGCATCCCGGTCAAGATCGGTGACCCGCCGATTGCAGTGACGCCGCCCGCTCCGGTGCCGCCGACGCAGCCGCCGACGGTCGTCAAGATCACCGACCCGTTCACGGGTGCGATCTGGTCGCCCAACCGGTACTCGCCCCGAGGCCTCGGCACGCCGGGGTGGATCGCGGTGCACACGCAGGAGGGCGGGCGCACAGCGCGTGACCTCGCGCTGTTCCTCGCCAACCCAGCCAACGAGGTCTCGTACCACTCGGTCAACGATGACGTCGAGGTGCTGAAGGTGGTCGCCGAGGGCGATGCGTCGTGGTCGGCGAGCAACGCCAACAAGTACGCCTTCCACCACTGCTTTGCGGGCAGCTACGCCGGGTGGAGCCGCGACAAGTGGCTGTCGCCGGACGCCAGCGACGGCAAGAACGAGGACGTGCAGCTGACCAAGGGCGCGCACGTCGTGGCCTGGTGGTGCGACAAGTACGGCATCCCCGCCGAGTGGATCGGCGGGCGGGCGCAGCCACCGTGGGGTGCTCGCGGCATCCTCGGCCACGTCGACCTCGGCCAGTGGGGCGGTGGACATTTCGACCCCGGCGGCAACTTCCCCGTCAACGAGTTCATCCGGCGCGTGGTGAAGTTCCTGACCGGCGAGGATCAGCCGCCACTGGTGCCGTTGCCGCCGGTCGTCGTGCCCGGCACCAACCCTGACGCCTACAGCGATTGGATGCTGGTGCGCGGTGATCCGCGCAACGACGTCGACCGGGTGATGCGGGTGCAGCGGCGGCTCAAGAACGCCTACAAGGGGTACGCCGGGCACCTCGCCGTCGATGGCGACTTCGGCCCGGCGACGCAGGCGGCGGTGCGCGAGTTCCAGCGACGCTCCAACCTGGTCGCCGACGGCATCGTTGGCCCGATGACTGCTGCAGCGCTACGACCGTGAGGAGACTGACCGCCGTGTCGACGTGGGGATGGCTACTGGTTCTCATCCTCGGCACGGCGTGCAGTCTCGGCTGGGGTGGCCTGTGGTGGGCGCTCCGCTCCGACCCCTACCGCCCCACCGACAGGAGACGATGATGCCCGAACTCAAGCTCGGCTACCAGGGACCGCTCTACGCGCCGTGGTTCGACTGGTTCACCCGCAAGTACAGCCAGACCGCGCCGTTGCTCGGGCGCAAGGACGGCTATTACGGCTCCGACGAGAAGCGCGCGGTGGAGACCCTGCAACGCAACCTCGGCATCGTGGTCGATGGCGTGTTCGGCGACCGGACGGCGGCGGCTGCCGGGTACACGTGGCCCGGTGCGAGCGCTCCGCCGGTCGTGACTCCGCGCCGACCGATATGGTTCTACTCGTGTCCAGGCTCCGGCGCGGACTGGTGGCTGGGACCGTCCTACGACGTCGGCCAGATGGTCGCCGGTACCGGCTGGAATGAGCCGGGGCGGCGGTCGCTCAACATCAACCACCAGCCGGTCGGGTTCCCCAAGGGCGGATACCTCGGGCTGATGGGCGGTGACCCGACGTTCAGCTACATCGAGGTCATCACCGCGCAGAAGATCGAGTTTGCCCGGCTGCTGCGCACCAACCCCGACGTGCAGCTGGCGATGGAGGCGAGGCAGCGCGACCGCAACGCGCGGGTCGACGTCGAGCTGTGGCCGTCCGGCTACAGCCAGTCAGCCGACGGCATGTGCGACGCGGTGGCCGAGCTGTTCGGCGACGGCGGCGAGTTCGAGCTGATCCGCGACCGCATCAACGGTCTGATCCTGTTCGGCAACCCGGCGACGCCGGTCACCGGCATCGCGCGCAAGACGTACCCGGCCTGGCTGACCGCGCTGATGCGCAATATCAACATGTCCGATGACTTCTATGCCGTCGCCAAGGATCGCATCAGGCCTGCGTTCTATGCCGAGATCATCAAGGCGGAGATGGAGCTGCCGTTCTTCGTCCACGTGCTGCGGATTGCGGTGCCCATAGTGCTGTCCTGGGCCTCGACGCTGCTGCCGTTCCTCACGCCGCTGCTGGGCGGGCTGGGGCCGGGGGTCCAGTTGGGCCTCGGCATGATTAGCGGCCTGCAGGGTCTCGGCTCCAACCCGGCCCTGACGCAGCTGCTCGGCATGGCGGGCAGCGGCAAGGACGTGCAGACCACCGAGCGCGTCGAGGACATTTTGTCGCCGACCGGCATCCTGTCCAATATCCCCGATCTGATCGCGATGCTCGGGGCGCTGCCCGGCCTGCAGAGCCACGGCCTGTATCACGCGACGGCTCCGGCCCGGCCCGAGTTCGGCAACCGGGTCGGCACGCAGTTCGCTTACGACATCATCGCCGGGTTCCGTCGGTGAGGTAATCTGCAGGTGCGCGGCGGTGTTGTCTTCGTGGTTGTGGACGCATAAGCGCAGAGACCCGGCACTCTCGGGGTGAGTGCCGGGTCTCCGTTTGTGCAGGGTGAGGCTTAGCCAGCCTGAGCGGCAGCGCGCCACTCGTTGTAGATGGCCTGATCCTCCTCGGTGGCGGGCACGATGATCACCGGGGCATCCTGGTTGGGCTTGCGCTCACCCTTGGCGATGCGCCCGAGCACCCAGCTGATGTTGCGATCGAGCATCCGCTTGCCCTCGCGGACCAGCGGCCCATTGAAGAACATCAGGTCATCGAGCCGGTCGCCGACCTCAAACGGCTCGCACGCCTCGTACTCGCCGAACTTGTTGGTGAAGCCGAACTCCTCGGGCAGCGTCAGCGGGATGAGGTCGACCTTGACGAACTCCTGCAGCGGCTTCTCGACCGTGCTGTACGCCGTCTTCATCGCCCCGTGCTCGGTGGTGTGGATCAGCACCAGCTGGTTGAGGAAATGCAGCGGCTTGTACCCGGTGATGCCCGCAGGCGCGGCGGGCGTGTCGAACGGGCTGGCACCCTTCTTGGCGATGGGGGTGTCGGACCCCATCGGGGCGGCGTCCGGCAGCGAGGCCGGGTCAGCCTTGGTCGCGGCCTTGGCGGCAGCGGCGGGCGCAGCCTTCTTGGCCGGGGCGGCGGTGGCGGCAGCGCCACCCTTCTTGTCAAACGGTGAACCGGCCATGTCGGCGGTCTCCTTCTGTGATTGGTGCCGAGACTGAGATTGGCACTGTTGGTGGAGGTGGGACTAGATCGCGTCCGCGACGGCTGCCGCGAACTCTCCCAGGTCGTCGTCCCAAACGTCCTGGTAGGTCTCGTACACCGCCTGGCCCTCCTCGGGCGAGGCGATGCGGGTCAACGCCACGCGGGCCTGAGCCGCGCGCAGTGCTGCATCGGTGGGCATCGGCAGCGCGTGGATGCCCGCGACGCTGCGCCCGTTCTTGGAGGCCTTGCGCTCATCGCGCGCCTCAATCGAGGTGATCATGGCCTGCGCACCCCAGCTCAGGTCCATCGTGACCGCCTGCCCGCGCTCGGGCTGATCCGAGGGAATGTGCATCAGGACGGCGAACGCGGGCCGGTCGTCCTCCTCGGTGTCGTCGGGGTGCGGCACCCCATAGAGCTTGGGCATCGGCTCCCAGCCTGAGCCGTCGATCTTGAGCATCTTGGTGGCCCACCCGTACACCGCGAGCTGCACCGCATAGGTGAGCCAGCTGTACTGCAGCGTCTTGGACGTCTTGACGTCGCCGAGGATCAGGTCACCTGTGGTGATGATCTTGTAAATGCGGTCGATCTGGCCGGTGACGGTCTCCTCGCCGAGGTCATTCATCACGATGCGCTCGACGTACTGCGGCACCGCGACCAGGCCGAACCCGGCCAGAATCTCCTGGTACCGGTCGACGTACGGCTTGATGAAGTCGGGCACGTCGCGGTAGAGCACCTGCCCGAGGTCGATGGCCTCCAACCAGGCGTGGACGCACGTCCCAAGCTCGGCGGAATCCTTGCCGCCCGTGAGGTTGTCGAGCACGTCGAGCGCCTTGTCCAGCTCGCCGACCGTCGGCGCGTCGAGGGCGGCAATGATGGCGTCGATGGCCTCCCCAGCAGTGACATTGAACCGCTCGGACAGCTTGGTGTCGCGGTCCATCTGCGCGACCTGCAGCACGCGCTTGGCGGTCTCGCGGCGCTTCCACTTGGCCAGCCCGGTCGTGTCGTCCAGGGTGTCGGCGACGGTGGTGGCGCGCGTGAATCCGGTCGGGCGGCTGGTCTGCGGGGCGGGCAGTAGGTACTGCTTCCAGCCGTTGAACTTGGCCTTGTAGCGGGGCGGCTCCGGCGGCAGCGGGTACCCCTCCCACTCGGTTTGTCGGCCCACCAACTCGCCCGTGTCGTCAATCGCGGTCACTGCACTCTCCTCATCGTGGTTGATTGCGGCTGGCTCGCTGCCCGCCTCGCTGACGTTCTGGGCCTCCGAGGGGTCTACTGCCGGAGGCAGCGGTTCCGGCGCTCCTGGGGCGAAATAGGACTCATCCGCATAGGCCGGATTCGACGTCCACCCGGCCTGATCGCCCTTGCCGCCCCGGTACCAGACCACGCCGTCGGGCTGACGGCGGGCCGGGAACATCTGGGCGACCGTGCTCACGCGGTCTCCATGCCGGGGTCGAGCACCCGCGAGGCCAGCTTGACGCTGATCTCGTCGCTCAGCCGGGCCTTGGTCATGTCCGCGAAGTCCACGATGCCGAGCTGGCGCGCGTAGTTGCGCTGCTTCTCCGAGGGCGGCTGATTGCGACGCCACGAGGCGGTGCGGGCAGGCAACTGCTGATCGGACTCGACAATCCAGACCTCTGCACCCTCCAAGGCCTCGGGCAGGTCGACGTAATCCGGCTCATCGGCGATGTAGCGACCGGAGCCGGTGACCCACCCGCCGACGCGGGTGCGGTAGTTGATCTGGCCGATGGCCCACTTGGTCGACTCGCCAGGGCCGGGGCGCACGCCATCCTGCGGCCACACGAACACGATCTCGTTGTCGCCCATCAGGTTGATGAACGGCACGCCCGCCGGGGTCTCCAACCACAGGGTGTCGTCGTTGGCCAGCAGGTCGATGGTCACCATGTCGACCGGACCCTGGCGCACGATCTTGGTCACCACGTCGTCAAGGTCGCCGTCGAGCGGGGCGGGCGGCTCATCGAGCAGTTCCAGCCCGGTCTCGTCCACGGCCTTGGTCTCTGCACCCGGCAACAGCTGCGTGAGGTTGACCAGCTTCATCGTGCGGGCCGACCCGGCGAGGTCGAGCACCAGGGCATCCTCTTTGCCGTCATACAGGCGCAGCGCCCGGCCCACCATCTGCGAGTACAGATTGCGGCTGCGGGTCGGGCGGGCCAGCACCACGGTGTCGCACATCGGGAAGTCAGCACCCTCGGTGAGCACCTGCACCGTCACCAGCGCCTTGACCTCGCCGGAGCGGAACGCCGCGTACAGCGGCAGCCGGTCGTCGTAGCTGATCGAGCCGGTGACCGCGACCGCCGGGAAGTCGGCATCAGTCAGCGCCTCGGCGATGTGGTGGGCAGCGTCGACCGAGGCGGCGAAGATGATTGGGGTGCGGTCGGCGGCGTGCAGCTTGATCGCGTCCACGACGTACTGCGTTGCGGCCTCCATCACCTCGGCGAGGTCGCCCTGGTGGAAGTCGCCAGCGACGGTGCGCACGTCATCGAGCGCGTCGAGACCCTTGATCTTGACGGTGAGACCGCGCGGCTTGACCAGGAACCCCTTGCGGATGGCCCACGCAATGTCGCGCTCATAGGCGATGTTCTCGATGACGTCGCCGAGGCCGATGACGCCGCGCTCGTTGCGGTACATGGTGGCGGTGAATCCGGCCATCAGTGCGTCGTCGTACCCGCCAAGCTCGCGGAACGTGGTGTGGAACCCCTCGGCTCCGGCGTGGTGCACCTCATCCCAGAGGATCACGTGGCGCTTGCCGAGCGCCTGACGGCGGTGGGCGGTGGCGAGGGTCTGCAGCGTCGCGAACACGATGTCGGCGTGGCTGTCGTCGGTCTCGGCGCGCACGATGCCGGTCTTGTCGGCGTAGTGGGGCGCGACGGCGATGAAGTCGCGGCGCATCTGGTCGAGCAGTTCACCCCGGTGAGCCAGGGCCACGACACGCTGGCCTCGATCGAGGGCGCGGCGTCCGACCTCGCCGATGACGGTGGACTTGCCGGAGCCGGTAGGCAGGACCACGCCGGTACGGCTGGTGCCATCTGCCCACTTGGCCTCAACGGCGTCGGCGGCTGCGGTCTGATAGTCGCGCAGCTGGCGCGGTTCGGTGGAGGCGGTCATTGGAGTCCGATCTGAGAGTGGAGGTGGAGCTGAGGCTGAGGGGTGTCGAGCCGACCGGCAGATCGGCCCGACACCCGAAAAGCTACCCGACGTCGGCGGGAAAGTCTAGGACCAACGCCGGGTGATGGAAACGGTCATCTCGTTGCGACGTGCAGCGCGGTAGGCCTTGAGCACCTGCCACACCGAGTTGCCCTCATAGAGCAACTGGTCGTGGTAGCCGTCGGGGGTCTCGTCTCGACCCTCGACGCGCCACCTCGCCGCCCGGCTCACGGGCCGATCCAACCAGGCTCATCCCAGAGCGGCTTGTTGACCGCCTCGGGCGCGTCGCTGACCTCGTACTGCTCGACCCCGTTGCTGGCGAACGGCACGAACCGGGCCGGGTAGTAGGTGCAGCTGCTGTAGCCGTACCCCGACCCGTAGCAGCTCGACGTCGCGGCAATCGTGTGGGCCGGGGTGTAGAACTCGCGGTACCGGGTCCAGCTGCCGTCGGCGCGCCGGGCGGTGTCGCAGAGGTCGCGCTTGGTGCCCTTGCCCAGCCAGATGCCCGACGTCGTGATGCAGTGGGTGCCTGCCGGGTCGGCGGAGGCCTTGGGCGCGTCGCACTGACTGGCCCCGAGCGCGATGAGCACCGCGACGACGGCGGTGATCGCGAGCTTGGCCCCGATGGATTCCCTGATCCTCATTTGTCGACCCGCCCGCCCGCTGCAGCGGCCAGCTGGAACAGCTGAGTGAGCCGGTCGTACCCGACCAGCTTCAACTCGTTGGCGCTGATCGTGTCGCCCGTGTGCGCCTGCAGCATCGCGACCAGGCCGGGCAGGTCGCCGAGGTTCTTGACGTAATACCCGTCCGGCTTGTCGCCGGACGGCTCGCCGGTCGGGACAAAGAACTGCACGTACCCGCTGGTCGTCGCCATCAGCCGGTTCGCCTCCTTGTTGGTCGGCGGCGTGTCGTTCTTGAGGCTGCGGGTGAGGTAGTTGCGCAGGGCGGTGACCCGCTCGCGGTTGTTCTCCCACCACAGGTCGCGGTGCCGGGCCTGGTGGGCGGCAGTCTTGCGCTCCCACTCGGCAACCGCTTCATCGTGCAGAGCGATCACCGACTCAGCGGCGTCGATGAGCGCCTGCGTCTTGAACGTGACGGACATGTGTGTATCTCCTCGTGGTTGTGGATTGACCAGCTAGTCCTGGTCGTTGATCTCCGCTGCAGCTGCAGCGCGAGCCTGGTCCGGCGTGTTCACGCTCGGGATATAGCGGCTGCCGGACGGGGTGCCGGTCAGCGTCTCGATCAGCGAGTACCGCAGCGCCTTGTCGGTCGCCTCGGCAATGCGCTGCTTCCAGTACGGGCCGGTGTCGTTGCGCGACACCGCGTAATTGTCGGGCCGCACCGCCAGCACCAGGTCGCCGCGCGTGACACCCTGCTGCGGGAAACGGTCGACGTACTCGCGGATGCGGATGGCGGTCTCCACCAGCGGCTCCGGCAGCGGACGGGCCAGCACCACCTCGCCCTGCATCGGGTCGATCGCGCAGTTGGGGCCGGTGATGACCGGAGCCTTGATGTCGGTGCCGGGCACCAGCACCCCGAGGTCGAGCATCATCAGCGGGATGGCGTCGTCAAGCTGCTCGATGTTCTTCTGCTTGGACGTCCACACCTCGATCGGCTTGCCCGGCAGCCGCCCGTCGCCGTCGCTGATCTGGTCGACCGGCCAGCGCGCCTCACGCACCAACAGCTCGGAGTCGAGCGCACCATTGAGCGCCGAGCTGCCACGTGCAGTCTCCGGCGCGCCCTTGGCGGTGTGGTGCACCACGCAGACCCCGGCGTTGGTGTGGTCCTTGAGCTTGTCGAACCGGCGGATGGCCTTGCCGACGTCGGTGGCCGAGTTCTCCTCAAGCCCAGAGGACATGCGCGCGAACGTGTCGAAGATGACCAGGCCGATGCCCTGCCGGACGATGTAGGCGGCGATGTCGCCCCACGCCTCGTTGGTCGCCTGCACCAGGATGATGCCGTTGCCGAGCAGCAGGTTGTCGTCCAGCTCGACGCCGTGCGCGGCCTCCCAGGCGCGGAGCCGCTGCACCGCCCCGGCCAGACCCTCGCCGGGCAGATAGAGCACCTTGGTCTTGAGCGTCTTGCGACCCTGCCAGCGCTTGCCGGTCGCGATGTGGCAGGCCATGTCGAGCGCGACGCTGGACTTGCCCATGCCGGGCGGGCCGATGATGCAGCTCAGCCCGCCGTGCTCGATCAGACCGTCAATGATGAACTCCGGCGGCGGCATATCGCGCCAGTGGGAGAACGGGGCGATGCGCGGCACGCCGTTGTGCGGCGAGTCGAACACGTCGGGGTCGGCATCGGCGACCTCATCGGGGTACGGCGAGTCCTTGGCGACCTTGCCGAAGTCGGCGGGCAGCGCCTCCACGGACAGGTCGACCGGCGGGCGCGGCGGAGCCTCGCTGATGATCGAGGTGTCGTACCCGGCCTCCGCCTCGGCAGCCAGCGCCTCGGTGTCGACCGGCGCGGCGTTGGAGCCGACCAGGTGCCCGCCGTCGTCATCGGCGTGCCACAGGTTGCCGTCCTCATCCTCGGCCACGGTGTCGTCGCCGTAGAGGGCGACCCACGCCCCGCACGAGCAGTAGCGCTGCGTCTCGCCGCAGTGCACGCACGCCCGGTCGCCGGGGTAGCTCGCGACGGCGGTCCACGAGTGGCTGCAGGCCTCCTGCTGCGCGTCGAGCGCTGCCTGCTCCTCGGTCTGGGTCTGCACGGTCTCGTCGGTCTCCGGCGCAGCGGGCATGTCGAAATCACCGTCGCCGGTCATGCCGTGATCGGGGTCGGGCTGGCGCGGGGCGATGTCGGGGTCGACCTCGGTGCCGGTCGGGGTGAGGTCGAGCGCGTCCATCGCCGCCCCGACCTTGCCGTCAAAGCTGATCAGGGCCACGGCCTGCAGCTTGGAGATGGTCGAGGTGCCCTTGTCCTTGACCCACGCATCGAACGGCTCCGCCGGGTTGTCGGTCCAGATGTGCAGCGGGGCATTGACCTCGGTGTAGCGACCGGCGGTGCAGCCAGCGCCGTGGGCGGTCGCCGACTTGGGACTGGCGTGGACGCCGGGCGCGGTCCACACCTCGCAACCGCAGCTGTCGGCGCGCGGTGCCGGGGTCCAGCCGAGCGGTTCGAGGATGGCAGCCCACGGGGTCGACTCCGCCCACTGGTCGATCGCGCTGGCCAGCTCGGGATTGGAGGCCTCGGCGTTGCGCTCGGCACGCTCGGCGCGCAGTGTCCCGGCCTCAATGATCTTGTCGGCCAACCAATCCGGCAGCTCATAGTCCCGGCCCACCAACTCATAGCTGCCCTCGGGCCTGGTCGACGGCGGGATGAGCACGTACCGGCGGTCCCACAGGACGGCGAACCCGTCGTCACCGCCCCACGTCATCGCGCCGAGGTTGCGCGGCAGCACCGGCCAGAGCTTGTCGGGCACCGTGAAGTAGAAATGCCCGCCGTCGGCGTGCGCCCACGTGCTCGGGTCATCGGGGTCTGCACCCTCACCGCGATGGCCGGGGGTGATCACCGTCGGAGGCGGCAGTGTGTCGTCGTCGGGGTCCAGCTCATTGGCCTCGAACCAGCGCCGCACCTGACCGGCGGTGTCGCAGTCGACCACCACCAGGCCGGACGCGCCGACCTCGACCGCGAGGTTGACCGCAACCGGGTCGGCCATCACGATCTCGCCAGCGTCGAACCGTTTCTTGGAGTAGGTGACCTGCTGCCCGTGGTTGCCGTCCGGCGTCACCTCGACCCACGTGGAGAACATCTCGATGTAGGCCTTGAGGTACCGGTCGAGCACCGTCTTGTTGTCGGTGGCCAGGGCCAGACCGGCGGGCGACTTGATCGCAGCCCAGTCGCGGCGTCCGGCGTCGCGGGCAGCCTCCTGAGCGGCCTTGTCGTCGGCCCGGCGCTTGGCCGGGGTCCGCATGTCGGCGGGCACCTTGGAGTCGGGATAGATGAACAGCAGGTGCAGGCCGATGTCGGCGGCGGCACGGATGAAGCTGCGGACAGCCTCGTGGTCGGTGTTGTCGACACCGGAGCCGAGCACGGCCTGCAGCGGGGTTGATCCAAGCATCAGTGGTTGATCCCTTCGTGGTTGTGGTTGAGGTCAGGCTTGGCGACGGCGATTGATCCCGGCACCGAGGGCGAGATAGGCGACGCTATCCGTCCAGCTGTCGTCGTGATCGGGGGTGTTGTTGAGACGGGCGACCTTGATCAGCGCCGACATGATCGCGACCTGCTCGGCGGTGAGTCGCGCGCCCGGCTGCAGCACGGGCCGGAGCACGACGGTCCACAGGTCGGCGATGTCGGTGAAGTTGTCGGTGGCGTCGCCGTAGTCGGTGTTGCGCGGGCCGGTGAACAGGTCGATGGCCTCCTGAGCGACCTGCGCGGCATAGACGCCGGTCGGCTTCGGCGGATGCTGTTCGAGCACGTAGTGATAGCTCGGGCACATCACGTGGATGAACCGGCCCGGCTCGACCTCGGCGTTGATCTGGTCAGCCTTGATCGGCTGCCCGCACCTGCCGCACGTCCGGCCCTCGACACCGAGGCTGTGCGGTGCGCCCTCGGTGTGATTCATGATCGGCGGGTTGTCGTCGTAGTCGTGGGCGGGGTCATAGCCCATCGGGGTCTCCTTCGTGGTTGTGGGTCGACCAGCTGCGGCGATCTCGCGCTCAAAGGCTCCGCACGTGCAGGCGATGCCGTCGGGGCGCAGGAACTCGCAACCGGGTTCGTGGAGGGTATGCCGCACCGGTCACACCTTGGCCCAGGCGTGGCCCATGTCGGCCCGATCGGTGCGCAAGATCGGCACGCGCTGTGCCCAGTCGATCAGGAACGGCGGCGGGGTCAGCATGATGCGCTGCACCTCCTCGGCCACGCCCGTGTCGACCACCACCTCATCGTGCATGGCGAGGTGCAGCGCATCGCCGAGGCCTGCCCGCTCCATCTCCACGATCGTGTGGGCCAGCACGTCGTACGCCGACCCTTGAATGCAGTAGTTGACCGCCTTGTACTCGAACCCGGCGTCGATCGGCAGGATGCGACCGGCGGCGGTGATCGTGACGCCGGTCTGCGTCGCGACGTCCATCACCCGGCTCATCCACGCCTCGCACCGCTTCATGGCGTTGAACATCTGCCGCCTGATCTGCATCGCCGACTCCTCGGTGTGGCCGATCTTGCGGGCCAGGTTGGCGATGCCCAGCCCGTACATCGTGGCCAGCAGCACGATCTTGGCGATGTCGCGACCGGCCTTGGTCATCGGCAGCCCGCACGACCGCTGAATCGGCTCATAGAGGTCATCGCCGCGCTCGTAGCTGGCGACAAACTCGACGTCACGCGCCATCGCCGCCATCGTGACCGGCTCGATCTGCGACCAGTCGATGGAGGTGAGGCCTTGCCCGTCGTCGCAGATCACCGGGCGGGCATCCGCCGGAAACTGCTGCAGCTCGGGCAGCCCGTAGCTCATCCGGCCCGTCGCGCTCGCGCCGAGCACGCCGACCTGCGGGTGGCAGCGCCCGGTCACCGAGGCCTGCCGGTCCACCTTGTCGAGGTAGCCCATCACCTTGTCGATCACCGCGAGCTTGCGCTGCGCAGCGGCCAACGGGTGGTCGAGGTTTTCGAGCAAGTCCTTGGTGGCCTTGAGTTTCTTGGTCGGGGTGCGCGGCCACGGCTCCGGCAGCTCACCGCGCGCGTGCAGGTACTCGATCAGCTTTGCGCCCTTGCCGGACCCGCCTTCCAGCCCGTGCACCGCCAGCTCGGCGATGGCCAGGTTGCGCTCGACGTCGACCTGCTCGGCGTACCGGTCGAGGTACGCGCGGTCGACGTTGAGGCCTTTGGCCGACCGCCGGAGCATGACGCGGTGGGTCGTCTCCTGCACACCGAGCTGCGCCTGAGCCTCGGCGGTCGTGGTCGCCCCGTACCCGGCGAACGGGTGGTCCATCGCCCACTCGGTGCACATGCCGCGCAACATCGGTTCGAGCTGCAGCGTCACCACGGTGTCGCCCATCGCACCCTGGCGATAGATCGGGCTGTCGACGTCGAGGCCTTCGTACCCGGCGGCAATCGTCTTGTACCCGGCAGCCTTGAACGCACGCTCCATCCCGCCCTTGAAGTCGGAGTACCCGAGCACCCTGATCGCCAGCGCCTCAAGGCCTTTGCGGATCATCGTGTCGGGCATCGCGAACCGGGCCAGCACCAGCGTGTCGACCACCAGGTTGATCTGGTCGAAGCTGATCAGCCCGGCGTGGTGCAGCGGCGGAATGTCGAACGGCGCGTTGTGCAGGATCAACCGGCTGGCCCGGCCCAGCAGGTCGACCGCGACCGCGTGCTGGCCGGTGTCGCGGGCCGGGTCGAGCAGGATGGCCTCGAACCGGCCATCGGGTCGGCTCCACGATGCCGTGAGGCAGTTGATCGTGAAAGCGTTGTCCAGGCCAGGGGTCTCGATGTCGATGGCCATCTGCGCACCCGCCGGAAACGTCCGGCACGCCTCGATCGCGTCGAGGCCGGTGTTCATGTAGGCCTGCAGCACCGGGTCAAACGTCCGGCGCGACGGCACGCGGGGCACTGCCGTGGTCGTCGCAGTCATCGAGTGCCCTTGTCGGTGTCGTCGTCCAGGATGATGCTGGTCGGCTCACCGTCGGCAGCGCGGTCCCGGTCCAGCCACGACGCAAAGGCCTTGTGCGCCTGATCCTCGTTGACCAGCCCGGCGCTGACCGTGGCGTTCAGCGCCTCGGCCAGCACGTCGCGGTCCAACCAGGCTTGAAAGTCCTCGGCGACCTGCAGCAGCGGGGCCAGGTTCGGTCCCTCGCCGTTGCGCGGCAACACCCACATGGTCGCGTCCGGTGCGCTGAACAGCTCGACTGCAGCACGCAGCGCGGTCTCCCGGCTCCACGTGCCGCCGTGGTCGAGCACGCCGGAGAACAAGTGGTCGATGCCCGGTGACGGCTGCTCGCTGATCGTGACCTCGCCCCAGCGGATCACCGTGGCCGGGAACGTCACCCCTGCATCCTCGACCGACATTGGATCCCAACCGCCAGGACTGATCCACGTCACGCGGGTCTCGGCGAAGTTGATCGGGCGACCGTCGGCGGGCGACCACGCGCACGGGCGCTGCTCGATCTCCTGCCGGACGAACGCGACCGCCTCGCTGGTGTGGTCGCCGGGGATGCGCAGCCAGCTGATCACGGTGCCGTCGGGCACGGTCTCAAGCTCGGCGGCGGAGGCGACGAACGCCGCGCTCATCGTGCTGCACCGGAGGTCGCGACGGCCACGGCGGTCTCGTAGGCGGCGATGGCCTCGGGCACCCCGGCGGGCAGCCGGTCACGGTCAAACTTGTGCGGAGCCTCGCGCGACCAGTACGACTCAAAGTTGCGCTTGCGGGTGACCTTCTCGCTGACGCCGCCATTGCGTCGGCGCAGCGGGCCGGACAGGGCCACGACGTTGAGCTTGCCGTCGACCCACTTGACGGTCATGAACTCAGGCCGGAAATGCTCGTCGGAGCGGGTGTACGGGGTCAGCACGTCGGGCACGGTCTCGGGCCGGATGCCGAAGTAGGCGGTGTGCACCACCATCGTCTCCTCGCCCTGCAGGGCGCGGCGGGTCACGCGGGTGTCGGTGACGCTGCGCAGCCAGTCGACGTCGCGGGTACCGGTGATCGGGTCAGCGGGCATGATGCGGTTCTCCTCGTGGTTGTGGATGGATCAAACGTGGTCGTCGTACAGCGCCAGGGTGGCGACGTCGTTGTAGGCCTCGGTGGGCCGCAGGGTGACCGGCTGGTCGTGGTCCAGGGTGATCTCGGTCTCCGCGCCGAGACCGACGTTGACGTGCACCTCCGCCCCGTTGCAGCTGAACTGGCGCAGCTCGGCGGTGATGACCGTGGCGATCTCGGTGTTGTTGTCCCAGATGCGCACGCGGATGATCTGGCCGATGTCCTTGGGCCGCAGGTCGGAGGCGACGATGAAGGTGTTGCGCTGGAAGATCGAACCGGCCTCGTTCATCGCGGGCCTGCCTCGGGGTGACCGGGCGGCGGGCCGGGCTGGTCGTCGTGATCGTGCCAGCCGTCGCCGGGCCGGACGTTGGTGATCGACAGCCCGCCGATCACCTCGCCGTCGAGTTCGAGCATCAGGTGCGGCGGCGGCACCGCCTCGCGGCGGGCCTGCTCCCGGCCCTCACGGCGACCGACTGCCTTGCCGAGTGCGTAGACGGCGACCATGACCAGCACGGTGACGGCGGTCGCGGTCATCGGGTCACCGCCAGCCCGGCGTAGACGTCGCCCTGTCCGGTCGCGGGGTCGACCACGACGTGGCACGGCCAGATGCCGACCAGCTTGCCGTGTTCGTCCCAGCAGCCCGGTGTCGGGGTGAGCGGGCCGCAGACCCGGTTGCCCATCGTGCGGCAGTCCCAGGCCGGGTCATCCTCGTTGATCGTGGTCTGCACCACGGTGGTCGGGGTGGTGTAGGCGCTCGACGGGGCGGAGGTCTCCTTGGGCGTGGCGACGGCCAGGCCCAGAGGCATACCGAGTGCCACGCCGATGAATGCGCCTGCAGCAAAGATCACGATGCGCTCGGCGTTGGAGGTAATCATCAGGGTCGGAGCCTTTCAGGGTCTCCCGGCGGGGCGGTCCCGCTCGGGTTAGCTAGATATACCCTACCGAGCTGCGAGCCGTCTAGCCCGAGTTACCCGACCCTTGACGGTATTGTCCGGTACGGTGCCACCGCTGCCCTCTTTGTGCTTGGTAGAGGGTCACGATAGCGCGGCTCAGATCGGGCGGCAGCAAACTGAGCAACCGGCCCATCTCCGAGGCGGGCGACCACTGGCCCAGCTGCGCATCGGTCGGGGTCTCGCCGGTCTCGCGGCGGCTCATCTCCTCGATCAGCGCGCAGAACGGGCCGAAGTGGTTGGCCGACTGCGGGCGGGCGCAGGCGTACCCGAGGGCGAAGGCGAGTGCAGCGGTCGGGGTGAGGATCAGCGGAGTCGCCGGGCCGGAGGCGGCACCGAAGTCGGGTACCACGGGCACGGGGCGGTCGTCGGTCATACCGTGAGACTGTACCCCGACGTCGGCGGGTAAGCGCCTCATGCGCGCGCGCGCGAATCCTAGTCGACGCACCCCAAATTCGTCAACCCCTAACTTTATCCTTGACCTCGGCTTGACTAGGGCAGTAGGGTCGCGACGGACACGACCCACTGACCCGTGACGTCTGCGCCCTCTCGGTCGATGGACCGATTGAGGATGATAACGAGAACACCCGCCAGGACTGAGGCGAGATCATGGAGCGTCAGGCGCGTTTCTCGCGCGCCTGCTCAGAGGATGACGCCGGGGCGGGTGAGGTGGGACGGGTATAGCGCGCTAACCCGTAGAGCGCTATGGTCGATTCTCATGACCACGAAAAATGACAACGCTCTGCCCTACAGCTTGGACGAGTTCGAGGCGGAGTTGACCAAGCACCTCAATCGGCCCGCCGGGTTCGCCGACGCCGTGCGCCACCTGGCGGCGGTGCGGGATGCCTCCAAGCGCCTGCAGGCGCGGCGGGATGCCATCTTTGCCTCGGTCAAGGAGGCGCACGCTGCGGGAACACGACTGGTGAACGCTGGCGGGCGGCGGTGGTACCTCAAGGAGGCGGTGACGCCGGGGTCGACGTCGCGCACCGTGAGTGCTGCAGCGGTGAAGAAGGCCGACCCGGCGCTGTGGGAGCAGTGCCGCGTGCCCAAGCAGCGCGTCGCGGTCACCGCACCCGCCGGGGCCAGGCTCGACCCGCTCGACGTCCGGCTGCCCGCGCTGCCCTACCGGAGCAGCGACGTCGGGGCAGCGGTGATGGCCTACAAGTCGCCGTTGTTCGACCAGTTTGCGCAGATCAAGGCCGATGAGGAGGCAGCGGTGTCGTCGCTGCAGAAGATCGCCGCTGACGCCGGATGGGATGGCGAGGCCTGCACCTTCACCGACGGGTGGAAGGTGTCGCTGGTCAGCCTCGTGTTCGACGGCGAGAAGATGCGGGCGACCGACCCCGAGGCCTATGAGCGCCTGAGCACGGTCAGCACCCGATCGGCGGTCAAGCGGGTGATCGTCACCGACTACGACGTGGCAGTGGCCAAGGGCGAGGTCGATGAGGCGGAGGCTGATGAGATTGATGGACAGTGAGCAAACCGGCGCTAGCGGTACTTGCGCGAGTGCAGGAGGTGGGTTACCTTGCTACCCGTGAGGACTCATAACGGCGCGCGGCGTCCCGAGGGGTCGCGCCACCCGGCGGCGGGCACTTTGCTGGTGCCCATCAAAGGCAGCGCTGAGCTGCGGCGACGCTTGAAGATCGCGAGTGCTGAGGATGGCCTCACGTACGCCGAGATGCTGTGGGCACTGCTCGATATTCGCGATGATCGGCGTGCCCGGCAGCGCAGAATGCAGCCGTCTCCGCTCCATCGCCCGCCTCAGCCGACGGTCGAGCTGTGAGCCAGCAAACCTCCGCACTCGGCGGATGCGTCTGCGGTGAATCGCTCACGCACCGTTGCCCGGTCCATCCTCGACGCAACGAGGCCGGTCAGGGCGGTGCCGAGGCGCAAGAGCAGCGCGTGGGTCTGACCGGCGAGGTGAGACCGCCCGAACCGGATGAGCCGTGATCGCGCTCGGCACCGAGGTACCCGAGCTGCAACCCGAGCACGCCGACGGCACGTGGTGGGCCGACGTCGAGGGCGACCTGTGGCACCCGTGCCCGTTCGGCTGGGTCTGCGTGCACCGCACCCCGTTCTCCATCGACTCCCAACTTGGCAGCCCGACTGCGCTGTTCGGCCCGTACCGCGCGGTGCTGGCCCCGGCGACCGAGACCGACAGCGACACATGATGATTGGAGGCAGTGCAGTGACCATTGATGCCTCCGACCTGCGCCGTCTCGGAATCACCAGGGCGCGTGTCGATCGCGCGACTGCTTGCCACTACCGCGACAGCGGCAGGATCATCGTGGTAGCCGACAAAGGTGACTTTGAGGCGGCAGCGATGGCCCTTGCCGAGCTGGCCTGCAAGGTCGCCCCGACCGAGGAGACAACGCCGTGACGGTCAGTGACGACGACATCGCCAACCTGCTCAACGAGGAGTTGTTCGCCCGCCGGGTCAAGGCGCTGTTCCTGTCCAACGCCGGGGCGACCATCGCCAAGATCGCCGAGGAGTGCGGCGTGTCGACCGGCACGGTGCGCAAGGACTTGGAGATTGCCAAGCGCCAGTACCTCGCCGAGACACCCGACCAGCGCCGGGCGGTGCAGATGTCGATCATCACCGACATGCGCAAGGCCAACTACCCGGCCATGATGCGCGGCGACGTCGATGCGGCCAACGTGATCCTGCGCGGCATGAAGCAGGAGGCCTCGCTGTTCGGCCTGTTCCCCAAGGTGCTGGAAGTGCCCGGCATCGACTCCGTGAGTGCAGCCAACGAGATGGCGGCACTGATCGAGCGCATTGCCCAGATTGACCCGCACGGACTCAAGGAGATCACCCGTGGACAAACACCGCTCGACGTCGACACCGTGGAAGATCGTGAGCAACCTGCCACGGGCGCAACACCTTACGATGCTGCGCAACCTGCTGGGTTCGTGGGGGAGACCGACGAACCAGCCGGTGCCGAGCACCCCGGTGAGCTACCTCGACAAACTGGCGACGCCGGAGGCGACGACGGCTGGTCCAACATCGGCAGTTGACGACCGGGTGACGCACACCTCGACCCTGTTGGAGCGGCACACGATCACCCTGCCGGTCGGCGCGACCGGCGACAACGTGGCGGTCGCCCGGTTGCACGCCGAGGCCTATGCCCGCGCTCGCGGGTTCGAGCTGAGCGCCGGGTCAATCAGCGTGGTCGCTCGCAGCGCCAACGGTCTGCCCATCGCGGGCAACGGCGGCTATCTCGGTGTGTCGTTCGACGTCGTGGTCGGCAAGGGCGACATCGCGCTGGACCAGCGCGTGCCCGGCGTGCTCGATCGGTGGACGTGGAGCGGGGGTGCGCTGCAGTGGTGGCGCAAGGTGCTCGGCAACGGCGACGGTCGGCAGGGTAGAGTCCTGGCCCGGCTCGATGAGCGCGACCGGGGCCGACGTGTCGTGCCCGGCCCGTGGCGCGGAGCCGATGCGCTGCACGGGTTCGATCAGGCCAACCAGCCCGGCGGGCCGACCGTCTCGGCAGCCGACGACCGGGTGCCGCCGTGGATGCGGGCGGATTCCTACCTCAACCAGCGGGCCGACGACAGCGAGGACCAGTGATGGAGCTGCGTGAGCAGATCGCGGCCATGTGCGACTCCGACAGCGTGAAGCTGCGCGACATCGGCGTCATCGCCGCCACGCTCGACGCGCTGGACGACCGGCGCGGTGCAGGCGAGGTCATCGACTACCTCGACGCCGCCAAGGCCGTGATCAAGGCGCAGACCGAGGCCGGGCTGGCGACATTCCGGCTGCTCGACCTGCAGGCCTTCATCGCCGACCTCAAGCACTCGCTCAACCCTGAGCGCTACAACGCCGCCGGGCGCGAGTGCGTCGAGGTCGGCCCGCGCGCCGAGGTGCCCACCTGGGAGGGCGGCAGTGCTGGCCCGCACACCGAGGCCTGCGACGGCGAACTGCACCCCGGCCAGGCGTGCCCGGTCGACTACCCCTGATGGCTCGCAAGCGCGCTCGGGGCCGGGTGGCCCGCGAGGCGGTCAACTGGGTGGTGCAGTCCTGCGGGCCGACGATGGCCAAGGCGATCGCGCCCGGCGGCGACACCGAGTGGGTGTTCGACGGGCGGGCCGACCCGCTCGGCGACGCCATCGAGTTCGCTGCCGCCAAACTGCGCGGCGAGTGAGCTACCATCTGCGCTGTGAGCGAGTGGCGACCAGATGACATGCTGGTACCTGCTTTGCTGGCCGGGTCACCGACCACGATGGATGACCTCGACGGCTGCGACCGCGTGTGGGCTGTGGTGGTGATGACCGACGATGAGGAGATGACCGCCGAGGCCATCGCTGAGCGCCTGTGCTGCAGCTTGCGGCTGGTGCGCACCATCCTCGCCGACCCGGCGACGGTGCTGATGCGGCTGTACCGCGCCGAGGCGGAGACGTTCGAGCGCGAGCTGGACATGACCTCCGGCGAGGTCGCCCGGCTCAACGCCGCCCTGACCGCCACGACCGCCGAGCGCGACCGGATCACGCTGCAGCGCGACCGCCTGCTGGACACGCACCTGTCCGAGCGCAACGGCGAGATGTTCAGCTGCGGCTGCCCGATGACCCGCTACAACACCTACGTCTCGCCCTCGACCGGCAAGCGCGGCTGCCGGACACACCGCAATGAGGCTGTCCGGCGGCATCGCGCGCGGGCGCGTCAATCCGCGTAGCCTGAGCGCTATGGCCAAGACACGATCGCGGGGCACCCGCTCGGGTCTGCGCACTGGCCGGGCACGTGTCGCGCGCACCGGCCACGGTGGACCCACACTGCACCACAGCACAGGCGGCGTCGGTGCGTTCTCGGCACGCTCGGGTGGGCGAGGCGGTGGCGGCTATCGCGGGTTCAAGTCCAAGAAGCAGTGGCGCTGGGCGTGGGCCAACAAGAAACCGTGGGCGCGCAAGAAGTCGCACGAGACCAAGGGCGGCTACCACGCCCTGCCCGCCTCCAAGCACAGCGGCAAGAAGGGCAGCCGGACACCCGGCTGATCAGCGCGCAGTCGCCACCCCGGCACCGCCCCGAGGCGGTCGAGGAGGTCGGACACCTCGGCACGCGGCACAGCGATACAGACCGCTGTCGGTCCACCCCATTTGCGGCACCCACACGATCGAGTCGCACCCCTGGCACCAGTCGCGCAGCTTGTCGAGGTCGGTGCCCGGCGGCAGCTTGAGCAACCCGCCACTGTCCGGCAGCACGATCATGGTCGTGCCGGGTGACCCGGCGTGCAGGCGCGGCGATCGTCCCATCAGGCCCACCCGCCGAGGTCGCGCGCCGGTTGCTTGCAGCGATCGGCGTGGACGCCGAGGTAGTGCGCCCCGCACGTCTTGCAGTGGTCGGTGTCGTCGTACCCACAGGTTGCCGCCCTGATCTCGGCGGTGCGGCGCTGGCCCTGGCGACCGCTGCAGCCGCAGCAGTGCGGCCTGATGTTGTCTCGGGTGTAGCGCCCGCCGAACTCGCCCGCGATGATGCGGTCCACGATCATCGTGTCGTCGTTGACCATCGTGCCGCACTCCCAGCACGGCACTTTCTCGCCGTTGCCGCCAAAGCCGGACGCCGCGCTCAGCAGCCAGGCCCGGCGCGCCCGGCGGTCGTATGAGCTGCCGCGCTCGTTGCTGTTGCAGCGCCCGGCCCGGCTGCTCATGAGGTCGGGAAACTGGACTGGCCACGGCGCTGCCGGGCATCGACCGACCCGCACGCGGCCCAGTGCGGCTCATCGGTGCGTGTCTTGCAGCAGGCGCGCAGGGCGGCGTGGGCCTCCTCGGTGCCGACCGGCTTGCCGCAGATCACGCAGCACGGCCAGCCGAACCCGCCCGACAGGTCGACGTAGTAGCAGCGGTGCATGTTCTGCATCATTGCTCGCAATCGACGTCGGGGCGGTGAACTAGCCAGCATTTCGCGCAGATAACCTCACGCGGTCCCACCTCGAACTCGGCGAGGTCCACGACGTCGGCGGAGCCTGGCCCGCGACCGTCCGGCCAGGCCTCACTCGGCTCCGGCTCCGGCCCGCAGTCGATGCCGGGCAGGCAGGACTCGCACCCGGTGACGGTGGAGTGCGCGCGGTGTCCGCAGTGGCGGCATGGCACCCGAGGGTCAAAGCTCACCGCAGGCCTCCTCATCGCGCTCCCAGTCGTCCAAGATCGCGGTGAGCCGGTTGATCGGCACGACCAGTGAGCTGCCGTACTCGGCGACCAGCTCGCGGATGCGGGCCAGCGCGAGACCGCGCGGCGACAGATCGCCGGTCATGACCCGTCGCCGTTGCTCGGCACGACGACCGGCCCGTGTGTCGGGCAGCGCAGCCGCCCCATCTGGTCGCAGCTCGGGCACTTGCCCGCCTGCAGCGCGTTGTGCGTCTCGACGGCGGCAGCCAGTCGCTCGATCGCGGAGATGGCGCGCTCGGCGGTCTCCTGCCAACTGGCCGGGTTGCCTCCGGCGATCATGTCGAACAGCGACATCACAGCACCTCCGACCCGTTGTGATCCTCGACCTTGGCGATGTTGACCCACCCGCCCTTGGGTGCTTTCGGCCCGCCGGTACGGGTGGCCACCACGACGTGGTTGTGGCCCAGCCGGTACACGCCGCCCTTCCACGCAGGCTCGACCAACAGGAACTCGGGCCGGGCACCTCGGGCCAGGGCGACCTTGCCGACCCGCTCGGTGCGCGTTGCCCCGTCGAGCACCCGCACGTCGACTGCAGCCTTGTACGCGGCGGCAATCGAGGGGTGCGTGTCGATCACGGCGCGCAGGTCGAGCGCGTCGCCGAACTGCGTGCGCAGCCGGTCGGCGATCTCGCGCAGGTGCTCGGGCACCTCCGGCTCCGGCGAGTGCTCGCCCTCGAACTTCATGCACCGCTCGCCGGAGGTCAGCAGGTACATGCAGGTGTCGTCGCCGGGCATCGGCTCGAACTCGTGGTGGTCGTCGGTGTCGGTCATGTGATCGGTGCTCCCTTCGAGGTGATCTGCAACCCCTGGCGGCGCAGATTGGCGATGTCGTTCTTGCGACTGCGGTACTCGCTCGGCGTGCCTGCGATCGTGCCGATGAGCCGCCCGTCGAGATACACCTTGTAGTGGCCGGTGCGGCTGCGGCATGGCCGCAACTCGCCTCCGGCGGTCTCGATCGCGGACAACAGCGCGCGGGTGTCGCGGTCGCTGGTTCGGTTGCTCGCCCGTTTGGAGCCAGGCTGCGGGCCGGATTGCGTCATGATCACCACCACAACTTGCCGTCGTGCAGCACCACGCTGAACTGGTCGCCCTCGGCGGCGGAGTCGATGGCGGCGCAAACGTCGCGCCGGGCGACCTCGGCCAGCTTGGCGACCATCGTGGTGCTCGACAGGTTGATCGAGGCATGGTTGCCGGTCGAGACGTTGACCGCCTCGATCACGCGGTACGTCTTGGCGGCGACGTAGGTGCGGGCGGTGAGCACCTTGTAGGCTTGACCGCGCTCGACCGCGCCGAGCATCACGCCCCGGTAGAGGTCGCCCGGCTGCAGCTCGGCAGCCTCGATCAGGGTGCTCACTGCGCCCGCCGGGCGATCTCGTCGCAGACCACGCGGGCCTGGGCGACGCGCTCGGGGTCGGTGTATCCGAAGTGCCGGTTGCGTTCGGCGACCAGCTGGTCATCGGTTGCCGAGGCGACGAACGTGGCGTACCCGCCGTCGCCGACCCGGCTGGCCGGGGTCGGGGTGACTGAGTTGATCTTCACGGTGATCCTCCGTTCCGGCGGGTCGGTCCCGCCTCACGCTCGAAACGTTACCCGACTAAGGCGGGTAAGTCTATGGCCTACGAACTGGCTACTTCTGCGTCACCGTGCGACGTCGCGGCTCACGCTGCAGGTGCTCATCGAGCTGGCCGACCAGCGACGGGCGCGGTGTCCTCGCTGGCACAGTGTGCGCCCTGACCTTGCCGTCTTTGCGGACGCTGCGCACCGTGCCGCAGACCCGGCACAAGGTCTCGGTGACGTAGCGCTCGCGGTCGGACCAGCGACGCCGGTTGACGACCGGCAGCTGGCCCGACCCGAGGCATCTCATTTGATCGGTTCGCCGTTGGCGTCGCAGCCGTAGATCGGCCCGGCTCCGGCGGTCGACTGCCAGGCGGTCGGGATATACCCGCCCTTGTCGATCCACTCGTGCAGCGCCACGACCAGCTCGGCCAGCCGGACGGCTTGCGGGTCGTGGTCCTCGCTGAACTGCACGATGCCGCGTGCGAGGCCCAGTGTCTCTGCCAGATTGGCGTCGGGGTCCATCTCAGCTCACCGAGACCCACTGCATCACGACCGCCAGCGCAGCGTCGTAGCTGTCGGCGCTGGTGATCTCGTTGACGAACTCGGCGGCCTGCTCACGGCTGGCTCCGCCGGACAGCAGCGCGCGCTGCACTCGCCCGATGATCAGGAACACGTTGCCGTCGTTGCCGGTCAGCTGCACGTGGACGTCAGGGAACTTGGGACGCTCGGCGGTCTCTGCCTCGGTGGTGTCGTTTGCCATCAGATTTGCTCTCTCCGTGATCGGGGTGGTTGTGAGTGATAGGTGGGGTGGCCCGACCGTAGCCGGGCCACCCTGGTGGTGCTAGTGCCGCTCGAACGGGCTGCCGTAGCGACCGGCGTGCCCGCCGGAGCCGCCCGACCCTGCACCGCCGACGTACCCGCCCGGCGCGTAGCTGGTCAAGATGGCCACGATGCCCTCATCGGCGCTCGGGTCGGAGGTGCCGAGCACCCGCCCGAACGCGCCCATCTCCTCGGCCACAGGCGGCTCCACGCCCTCGGGCAGCAGGCTGTCGCCGTCGACCAGCGACCGCAGCGTTGCCCAGTTGGCCTCGCCGATGAACTGCAGCAGGCCGGGCCAGTTGAACCGCCGACCCTCCTGCCCGGTCACGGCCCAGCGCACGCTGCGACCGTCGCGCCAGCCGACAGCGGCATAGTTGTAGTTGCGGCCCGACTGGTAGCGCTCGAACGCGACGACCGGGTGCTCACCCTGCGCCACGCGCGGCATCTTGGGCTTGCGTGCCTCCTCCTCGGCGATGGCCTGCTCAGCAGCCTGCCGGGTCAGTTCCTCGGCGATCGAGCGGGCACGTGCGGCCTCGGCGCGCAGCTGCGCGGCGGTGACCGGCGCGGCGGCGACCTCGGTGGCCTTCTCGCCCTGGTTGTCGTTGCTCATGGTTGATGTCCTCCTGGTGTTGGTTGGTGGTTGTGGTGCGCGTTGGCCGGACGCGCCCCCGGTCGAGCTGATCAGGCGGGCTGCAGCACCTCCGAGGTTGCCGGGGTCAGCTGAGCCACCGTCTTGTCGAGGCTGCCCTTGATGCCGGTGAAGGCGTCACTCTTGAGCTTGTGCAGGTCGAACGACGTCAGCGTGCGCACCGCGCGCTTGGCAGCCTGGTCGCCCTTGCCCAGCACCGGCATGAAGTGGTCGGCGTACTCGGTGACGGCGTTGTAGGCGGCGTACGCGGTGCCCTCGAACGGTTTGATGCTCGGCGACTGCCGCATCACCTCCATCACCTGCGTGACCCGCTCGACGCGCGCCCCGCGCATCTTGTCGGACTCCGCCTTGTTGACGCCGAACACGTCGTTGAACACCGCGCGCACCCACTGCTCGTCGCGCTCCGCCTTCACCAGCGCCTCCATCTCGGCGGCGAACACGTCGGTGTACTTGAACGTCAGGCCCAGCAGCTTGCGTACCTCGGCCAGCTTGGCGGTCGGCGCGCCCGTGTGCCGCAGGGCGACCGAGGAGACCGCTGCAGCCTCAGCGATGCGCTGCGTGTTGGCGCACACGATGCGAACCGGCGAGATGACCGCCCGCAGGCTGCCCTGCCCGTCGTGGTGGTTGATGACGGCCAGGTACACCTCGGTGGTGTCCTTGAACCCGTCTGCACCCGTGAACTCCACGTGCGTCGGCATCAGCATCGTGACGAACGTGCGCCGACCGCCGTCCAGTGAGCCGATGGTCTCGATGTGCGCGCCGGACTGGTCGGTGATGTCGTAGAGCAGATCGGTGGTCTCCTCGTTCTGGTACGGCTGCCAGCGGTCGCCGACGACGGCCAGCGCCTCCGGCATGAGGGTGTGCGGGTTGGTCCGCAGCACGGTCCACTGGCCCGGTGCAGCCACCTCGATCTCGCCATCGAGACCGTCGGGCACCGTCTGGCGGTGCTCGATCTTGCGGACGTTCCAGCCGTTCATGTGCGCGGCTTCCAGCGCCTCCGCCGGGGTCATCGTGTGGCCGATCTTCTGGCCGAGACCGTGCCAGGCGTCATCGCGGCTGTCGGCGAAGTTGTAGCGCCCGGCGGTGTTGTCAATCTCGTGTCCCATGATGTTCTCCTTGCAGGTAGTGGGTGGTTGGGGTGGTCGATTACTTGACGTTGGGGTCTCGCGGAGCCGGGTCATCGCCGTTGGGCGTGCCGTCGCCGTCGCCGTCCTTGGCACCCCAGCCGCCACCTCCGCCGTGGCTGTTGATGGCGATGTCCTTGCACGCGGCTTTGTGTCCGTTGCGGTAGGCCATGTTGGAGCTGCACAGCACGTCGTCCTGCGGTCCCGCGACGGCGGGTGCGGCGAGGGCGAGGCCTGCAGCGATGAGCGCCGACCCGAGGGCGGCGGTGAGGGTGATCTTCATGGTGGTGCCTTTCGTGAGTGGTGGGTTGTGGTTGCGCGTTGGCCGGTCGCGCCCCCGGTCGAGCGTCAGGGCAGGTCGACGTCCAGGTTGGACACGGCCCACAGGGTGATCTGCGCGATGTCCGCGCCGTCGGTGCTGTCGACGTCGATGACGGCGACCTTGCTGCTCTCGTCGCCGCCGACGAACCCGGCTGCCCAGGTGGGGTGGACGTCGGTCCAGGTGACGTTGCCGTTGGCCTTGGCTGCCGAGACCAGCGAGTCCATCAGGTGCTCGACCTCGGAGTTGAGGCTGTACCAGCTGGTGACGGTCACGGTGCGAGTGGTCATTTTGAACCCTTCCGGCGGGTCGGTCCCGCCTCCTGATAGCAGAAACGTTACCCGACTAAGGCGGGTAAGTCTATAGCCTCCGAGCTTGAAAGATGGCCCGCCCCGGCCTGAACCGGGGCGGGCCGGAGCGGTCTAGGCCTCCGCCTCGGCGATCTTGCCGATGAGCCAGCGGGCGGCGTTGACCTTGTTGAGCCGGTCCAGATCGTGGAACCCGGCACCTTCCAGGTTGGCGGTCTCCATGTCGCTGCAGTGCGCCAACAGGGTGTCGCGCTCGACCTGCGTGGTGGCGATCGTGACCGACCCGTCGGTGCGCTTGCGCGCTGCAGCCATCTTGGCGATGATCTGCGCCTCGACCTCGGTGCGCTCGACGGTGACCAGCCACGCGCTCACCCGGCTGGTGATGCGCAGCTTGACGGTCGCCTCGGCTGCCTCCGCCCGGCGGGCGATCTCGGCGTCCACGGCGGCGTCGACCGTCATCAGCGGCTCCGGCTCGATCTCCTCGGCGGTGACCTCGCCGTCGGCCATCGTGATGACCGCCTCCGGCTGCAGGTCGGCGGCGAACTCCGCCTCGATGGCGTCCAGCGCGGCGTCGGCGGTCTCGTAGACCGTGACGTTGTTGGCGACGTGCTTGGACGCGGTGACCTTGCCCTTGTTCTTGGCGGCGACCAGCTCGGCGAACGCGCTGGCCGGAATCTCGCCCCAGCCGTCGATGTCGGGCATCCACTCGCCGAGCTTGCCCTTGATCGCGGTCGGCTTCACCGGCACGATCGTGGCGGGCACGCCCGTGCTGTAGGTCTGCTCCCGGCTAGTCGATGCCTTGGCGGCAGAGGCCATCGTCTTGTGCCACTGCACCTGGCTGCCGACCGTAATGGCGACGTAGGGCATGGTGCCCGAGGTGCGGGTGTAGGTGTGGCCTTCGTGGACTGCGGTGAACTCGATCTTGGCGGCCATCTCTGGCTCCCTTCGTGATGTCCGGCGGGTCGGTCCCGCCTTGCTTGACACGAGAAACGTTACCCTCCTAAGTCGGGTAAGTCTATAGCCATTTATGTGGCTTTATTGCAGGTCACAGCGCCTGCATCGCTGCCGACACCGGTATCGCGAGCACGCTGGTGAACATGATCACCGCCCCGGCCCATTCGCGGGCCGACCCCTCGGCGGCGTTGCCGATCAGCTTGATGCCGAGCAGCACCCCGGTGATGCCGAGCAGGGTCACGATCAAGGTGGTTGTCATTCCGTCTCCCGGCGGATCACGTCGGCGATCGGGTCACCGAACATCTCGGATTGTTCCTCGTAGGTGAGCTGACCGATGGTCTCGGCCACGACGTCGGCGGTGTCGTAGGTGACCGCCGGGTAGAACGTGCAGGTTGCCTCGCATGGCTCATCCGGCGCGTGGTCGTGCAGCCCGAGCGCCATGCCTTTCCACGGGCTGTCCATCGCCTCGATCTGACGGCGGTGAAATGCCGCGTACTCGTCAACGTCGTCGTGCAGCATCCGCACTGGCTCCGGCGATCGTTGCGGAGCGAGCAGCGAGGCTGCCCAAGCGATGTGATTCTGGGCCTCGGCGTCGGCAGCCCGGCGGCGTGCCCGGCGACCGAACAGGCCGCAGGCCGGGCAGCGCAATCGACGGCAGCTCACGGCACAATCACCTCGATCTCTCGGCGGAACAGGCACAACTTGCGCCCTCGGGCGAACACGATGCAGTACAGCGGCTCACGGTCGCCACGCATAATCGCGGTGATCTGGCCCCGGCGGGTGCCGGAGACCATCACGACGTCGCCGACGACCGGTGTCACGTTGGGGTCGGCAGCGCGGGCCGATGCCGCCTGCCCGGCGTCGATCTGGGCCTGGCGCTTGGTCGGCCAGCTGCAGGCCTTCACGTGTGGCCCGTCGGCGGTCCAGAACCCGCCCGCGTGGGCGTGATGCTGCACCGTGAACGGGCCGGAGGTGTAGACGCCGTTGGCGTCGCGGTGCCACTTCACGCAGTCACCGCCCTCGGGAAGGTCGCGAGCGTGGCCTGGTCGCCGCCGACGCGATAGATCATGCCCAGCTTGGGGTCCACGATGACCGTCTTGGGGTCATACGGGCCAGCGTCGCCGAGGTCGGGCAGCTCGTGGCTCGGGATGCCGAGCTGCAGCCGCAATGCCTTGACCATGATCCAGGCGTGGACTGACTCGGGGTTCTCTGCGAGCACCGCGAGGTGGGTCTGCAGGTGGGTGCGCAGTTCGTCGTTGGTCATCGTGGTCATGCTGGGTCTCCTGTCAACAGGCGCGAGGCCTCGGGAAAGTAGAACGCGGCGGAGCCGCCGCAGCCGCACAGACGCCGGGCGGCGGTGTGCTTGTCGGGGCAGCAGGCGTTGGCGTCGAACTCCGCCCACCACTGTGCCCAGGTCAGGCTGTCCTCGAACACCTCGGCCAGGTTGGGCTGGGCCAGATCGGTCTCGGTGATCATCGGGGTATCCGTTCCGGCGGGTCGGTCCCGCCTCACAACCGAAACGCTACCCTCCTAAGTCGGGTAAGTCTATAGCCATTTATGTGGGGTAATGCGCTATCCTCCGGTC